CTATTATCGTCGTTCGTCGTTCTCAAATCAAATGTTGTCTACTTTGTACATTCCTCGTGTCAGCCGCACTCATATGGGTCATGGCGAGTACATGAAAAAGGTCTTTGAGCATCAAGGAATTGCAATCGTGAAATCCGTGGAGTTTTTTGAGCACGAGATTCCAAATGCAGCATTTGGGTTTGCAATTGTCAAGGTTCAGTTCTGGATTCCAGGTATCGTATCCAAGCACTTTCAACAACGTTTGAAAGATGCAAGCAAAGAAACGCGCATCGTGTTCTCTGATCCTTCCTATTGGATCGTTTTACCTTACACTGAAAAACAAAAACAGCAAGAGCCAATCAAGATTCCTCCTCCTCCTATCCGTGAATCACTCGCCAACATGAGCGCAATGATGACTGCTGTTGACAACAACAACTGTATTTGCGGCTGCGGTGGGGGCGAAATGGACTGCTCCTCACAAATCCTCTACAATCAATTTACAGACAATATTTGGACAACACCTCTCGGCAGCAGCTGCAGAAACAGCTGGACTGCTATGAACAGCATTGAGGACAATTTTCGATTCTACGACACACCATTTGGATTTGAGTGCCACACAAATTAAAAAAAAATCAAACCGTAATAAAAAATTAACAAAAATAAAATAAAAAAGGTATTTACAGAATCCCTCACACGTTTACAGAATACACCCCGCTGTTTACAGCACTTGTTAACCGGTATAGTGTAATTCGGCAACACGTGGTTCACCTTGGGTTCCAAAATGCAAGATCGATGCTTGCTATCGGTATTTATCATTCATATTAAATAAAACTGAGTGGCCATGACCAAGGCTGTAGTGGTAATTGGTCAAAAAAAAAACAAAAAAATATTTTTTTATAAAATGACGAAAAAAAGTTTTTTTTTCATATAAAAATAAACAAATTGAAAAATAAAATAGTTTGTTTATTTCCATTAGTGCTATCCCATCGTTAAAGAATGTCTGCTGCTACCAATCAACTTGGACCCAACGAACAAAACCTTGCTCATGCTGTTGAAGAAATCCTACTATCACGTATGGAAAATGTGAATCCTGTCCCATCTAACACTGCTGAATCTGACTCTCTTGATGAATTCCTGAATCTCGCCGAACGTTATGCAGAAATTATCGAACCCTCTGAACCATTCACTCGTCGAATGATGGCATTCTTGGACACAATGCACAATCAACGCTATCGAGCACAACAGCGCGAGCAACGTGTTCAAGTTACACGTGTGGGTGCAAAACGTGTCTTTGGTACTGACATCACTCGCGAAGTTGACCAAAACAGAAATATTGCGAATGGATTTGCTTAACTTCTCATGATCATGATACATATACACATGCTTTACGAAAAAATAAAACTGAGTGGCCGAGGCTGTAGTGGTATTGGGCTAAAAAAAAACAAAAAATAAAACTTTTTTTATTCACTGCATCATTTCAAAAAATAAATATATAAATGAAATGATCATGATCATTGATGAAAATTTATTAAAAAAAAATAATACGATGAAAAATATAATACAAACAAGTATAAAATATGTAAACAATTATAAAATATAAAAGTGGATTATAAAATATATCATTGTCATCCACTTCCAACTCAAACTCATCATCTTCTGTTTGATTTATTTTTTTTTTACAGATAGGACACTTGTTTTGAATTGAAAGCCATGTATTTAAACAACGTGTATGATATCGATTAATACAACCACATTTTAAATGGTTACTATTATTATCATTGTTACATGATGTGAATCTATAGGCATCATCTAAATTTTCTAAACATATATAACACCTTTCATTTTCAAACATGAGTTGTTTATGTTTTAATAAATTAAATTATAATTTTAATTAATTTTTTATTCATAATCATTTATTTATGTTAAAAATTCCATTTTACATTTTTATTAAAATTGAATTTTATTATGCTCTCCTTTAATGATTAATCAAGCAAGATATATAAACAAATAACATAATGCAGTCAACAAATAATTCTTCTTCTAACTCAAGACAACAGTTTTTAAGAGAAATACTTGAAACTGCAAAACAGCGAATCATGTCAAGAAACAATGCGACAAATGAAAGGAATGAAACAGCAGAAGACATTTCAAACTTGTTCACACCATTTCATTCAATTAATGCAAATCTTATGGAAATGATTGTAGGTGTTGGTTACATTTTGATTCTTATCTTGTTTCTTATTAAAATATTAGTAAGAACAATTCACAAATTTGAATACTATTACATGTCGCCGTCTTACAATCGTTTTGGATTTTTTGCAAATGAAGAGTCTGACTATGATGACGACTCCAAGTATGAGTCCGAATCTCAGTCTGATTCTGACAATGGTGTAACATCATTGTCATCGTCACCATCCCCTACTTCGCTACGAAAGTCATTGTCGTCCTCATCATTATCATCATCAGGAGGAAAATATCTCCATATTCAAACGCCTGTTCAGAATATCAATATTGTTACTCCACAAACCCCCTTGCCTCTCAGAAGAAGCTTGCGTTTAAAAATCAAAAGCGAACTTAATCTATCCGAAATGGAAAATAAGGCGGCAACTCAGAATACAGTTATGACACGAAGTCAAACAAAACAAAATCAACGCATGACAAAAATCAAAACAATTTCATCTGACCCATGTCCCATAATTCCTTACCACAGTTCAATTACATCTCCCTCCCCTCACCCCGAACACGATGAAGAACGGGCTTTTTATATTCGATACTGTAATGAAAAAAAGATGAGAAGCAAACGACCTGAATTTAACTCTCCTTTGTTTGTTCGACGACTCATGCTATAAGTAACGAATTAATTCGTGCGTCATTATTATGACAATCCGGTAACCGGAGGGGGTGCATTATTTTTATCTGTAATATCCTTTCCAACTTTTTTATTCACATCATTTACCTTTTGTTTTAAAATCGTTGTTATTAAATCCATATTCGCTTTAATACTTGTTGCATTATCGCCAACATCTTTTGATGTCTTATCAACAATGGGTTGAAGTGCACTCACTTTTGATGCCAACATGTCCGTTTTTAGACTGTCTGCATTTGCAGTTTCAGATACTGACATGGATTCAATATCATTCCATGATAAAATCGATAAACAAATGATATATGAAAAAAATAAAATAAATCCAAAAACAACTAAATTGCAATTCATTTTAAAAATATTCTTTATCTTGTATGAATATTTTTATTTTAATTTTATTATTATTTATTATTCATAACTTATTTTATTATTTATTATTCATAACTTATTTTATTATTTATTAATATTCGTAACTTATCTTATTTTATATTTTTGTTTGTTTTCTTATGTTCGTGTTTTGCGCGGAGCACCAGGACACGTATTTTCATGATCATTTTCTTGTAATGTCTCCAAACCATTTGCAGCTTCATTATCAATGACAGTAACACTATCTTCAAACTTTTTAAGAACAAAGATTTGTGACGATATACTTTGTTCACTCATAAACTCAATGACAAACGTCATGTTTACACGCTTACCAGCTGTCTTTAATTCCGCCTTGTAACGTTCATGCAACTGAAACATATTTTTTCGATATTCAACCGCATATTCTTTCAATGGCCTTTTCTTGTGAATATAACACTCCAAATATTTCTGATGTAAATTATGCGTATAGTTATACAAGTTTGTCTGATGTCGGAAAAATACAAGCTCGTCTTCCGGAACTCGCTGAAAATGTTTTTTTAATGCTCCCAGACTTTTCAAGTGCAAATAAACAAATCGACTCTTTTCTTCTACACCCTTCGCATTTTTCGCACATTCATAATTTGGGTTTCGAAATTTATAACGCTGCCCTTCATGTCCTCGAAACATCACGCCTGGATAATAATACAATGACGTGTTGGATGCCCACACTCTCAGCACTTTTTGCAAATCGTCTGTTAAAAATCTGGCCGGATGATAAACTCTCGAGAATTCTGACCACTTCACAACAGAACGATCCATCTCATACACGGTCGTTCCATCAATATAATATATTGCAATTATATACAAGGCCACACTATTTACTGGCGCAACAATTGTATTATCTGGATGCTGTAGAACAAAGCTATACGAATACTCCTTGGGCAAATCGTCAAAATTTAATCCAGCAGCAGCACATGCTTCCAAAAACATCCGTCGAAAACACTTTTTATCAATAACTCCTGACTCATTTGCCTTTTTTTCTACCGGAGAAACCACATTCCTCGTTGCAAATTCCCACCCCTGAACATCGTTCGACGGGTTATAAAACAAATTCACCATAGTTCCCTCCACAAATTCCTCTGCAAACTTTACCTTTGAAAAGTCGAATGCGTATTCTTGACTCTTCGACCGAGGTTCACACATCGGAGGCGAAAAACATGCAACCCTTCGATCCGCATTCAGCACCACGGAACGAACATATTGCTCGTATCCATATTCAACTCCATCCGAAACGCGACGTTGCAATATTTTCTTGTCATAATTTACCAAAAAGTAGGTATGTTTATGATCTTTATTCACAGATACCTCTACAGTCTTGCATCTCACGCATGCATCGTAACATTTACAAGCTGGACTGGAATCCGAATCAACTCCATTCCCACTTTGACTGTTTTGAACAAAGTCATACAATGATGGCACACAGCCCAAGTCGAATGAATAAACATACGGTTTACCGTTTACAAGTGACATTTTATAAGTTTATTTACTGTTTATTATATTGTTTATAATCTATATTAAATATCAATTTTTCTTTAAATGTATTCCACAAATAATTAATTATAAATAAATGATAAAATAAAATGAAGATCGAAATGAATAAGTAGTAAAATATTAATAATTAATATATTCTAAAATTTAAAGAATTTTCTCTAATCATTACTATATATAATATTTATTCATATTTATAATATAATATTATAGAGTATTGATTTGATTTGATTTGATTTTAACATGGAAGTAGAAATGGAAGAGAGAATTAAATCACCTGATCCCGATTCCGAGTCGGAGTCGAGAAACATTGAAATGAACAACAAATTATTTCTAGGAGATCAAATAAAAATAAATGCAACCGTTTCTGAATCCAAATTACAAAATAATGTATATCAAGTAGTGTATATCGACTTGAATTCGATCCATATCAATGATAAAAAAACACAACAAGTCATAAAACTTCGCATTCATGATGGCGAATTCACCGATAAAATCGAAGATGAAGACATTTTAGAAATACAAGTCCTGGAACGAAAACCAACCCATAAATTCGTTGAACAACATGAGTTGAAACTGAACATGATTATATCCATTGAACTCTCATTAACATCGGATCAAATTCACCAATATTTTAAAGAAGCACCAATAAGCGATACACCCATAAGCGAAGAACCCGGGATAGAACAAAAAGAACAAACCGATGAAAATAAACCTCTTATTATCACATGTAAAATTATTGATGTGGATGTAAACCAAGACATGATTGAAGTGAAAATTATTCTTGACACGCCAACTTCTAATTCCTTCTCTCCAGAATTAAAAGAACAACTATTAAAAGACAGTGTCTTCATTCATTTTGGATGCCGTGGATTACCTTTTTGGATAAAACGAATCAAAGTCATTGGATATAAACCGATGGAACCGCCGCCACCCGACGTTGTAGAAGAACAAGCGATCCAAGGCGAAGGTGAAGAAGGAGAAGGAGATGTTGGCATAGACCTCGATCTTTCTGAAGCGCTGGACGAAGGCAATCACATTTTTGCAAACATAATGTACGAAGTTCCGTCTTCACAAAAGATCGTTTCTGAAATAAAACAATATAACGACTTGTTAGAAAATATAATTGCATCCGTCCCAAAACATAAAAGAACCGAATCTGAACTCAACCACATTCATCGAAACATTGAAAGATTTTTTCAGTTACGAAAAGAATATTCCATTTTCGACAAAAATGGAGTTCCGAGGATGCCTGCGCATTTTACCGATGCAGATAAACCAGCCGTTCCACACATTCAAAATCTTGACACTCCGCTCTATTGGGTTGTTCCCATTGTCGAAAATATTAAAAAATTATATGTCACTGGTGATGATGCACAAGAACCGGATACCGTAAATGGAATTTACAGCTTCAAAGAACAAATCGCGGAAGAAAGGGAAATTTATCCGGACCGAAATGCGCCATATAATCCAAATATTATGAATGACCTCAACTCATATTTAACTCCATTTGAAAATCCGAAAAAAAATCCTGATCGACTTTATCTTCTACAAGACAAACCGGTTCATTCCAACATCCTTACTTTGTCCACAATTAACGATACTATTACATCGCGTAAAAAAAATAGTGGCGCTGGTGACACGCAAGGGTCTTATTACATTGATCGAATGTACAACACCGGATTAACACGGCTGGAATTTGAAGACGTAAAGTCAAACAACGTAAAGCGCATTGATTCAACACCCAACGATCCAGCATTTGTTACTTCTTTTATGACGCTCGATAAATATGCAGTGCAGTTGTCTCAACTGCTTTTACCGGACACATATTTGGCCGACCAGGCAGCATTAAACTCCGCGTTTCTAAGAACATGGCACTCTATTATTTCAAATATGAAACAGAGAGACGACATTCCATCGAAAATGATTCGAATTGAAAAAAAAAGAAACGGTGGAACCTATGAATATGTCGGTGAATATAAAGGAGGTATAAAAGACGCAACATTATTTTTATTAGACAGCACCAATAGTCCTGCAGCATCTGATTCAAATGCTGTAGTAAAAGAGTTTATAACTTCATTCGTTCCGACAAATGAAGACGCGTTTCACATGCTGGAAGAACCTGCTGCGTCTAAAAAAAGTGTTTATCATTATCATTATTTGTCTTTACATAAACTCATTTACGCCCTTCAACCGTTTTTAATTTATTCAAAAAATATTAATGCCGAGCAATATAAATTAATGCACGCATTTGTTGATAAAAATATTGAAACCTATTTTAAAACAGTTGGAGTATCCAAAACCAAATTCAAAAAACTCGTGAATAAGAATGATATTACCGCATTTGAGTCACTGGAAATGTTTTACAATGCATTCAGCGACCACGACTCTAAATCTGCAAAAAAGGCTGTAAAAGAATCTCTCCAAACGAAGATTGTTCTTGCAGATGACACCACTGTAACATTTGACGAAATATTCAAACTTTATAAATTCAATGAACTAAAACGCCAGGATGACATATTTCTCTCTGCATCTGAAATATTACAAATAATTATCGAAACTGATTATGCACGTTTGTTTATGGACGCGCTCGCGGTAGAAAATTCGGATTTGACATCTTCCGAAATCGACAGCATTATACGGAAAGAACAAAAAGGTATTCAAGACCAAATGTCAAAAAATGCAGCATCTTCTGACGCAAAAACATGCAAAAAACGCGAAATTACCTTGAGTAAAATATATTCTTCAATGGCTGCACTCGAAGTCGATAATAACCGTGAAGACATCTTGTTTGATGCGCGTTACGATCCATCCGGAAAACGAATTGTAAAAAATGGCGACTATGCGGCGTTAATAAGCGGAAATGGGGGCGAAGAAGGTGCAGAAGAACAAGGCGGTTACCAATATTTTGTAAGGCGCGATAATAAATGGATAGAGGATGACGATCCCGAACTTCAAAATGTTCAAGTGGATGACCCGGCCTATTTTTGTAATATTCCTTCAGAAACGAAACCTAATCCGCTTTGTTTTTCACTTAATCAAAAATGTCTTGATAAATCGGTCGCTGAATCGTCCATTTTGCAAAATTTAACATCGCGAATTGTAAGTGAATTCGACCAAAAAAGTGAATTAAAACGAAAAAATATTGATGAAACCTTTTTATTCGACTTGAAAAATATAAAATTGCTTGATAAACTGAAAGTGTATGACATTTTAAAACACAATAAAATAAAATACACCCTGAGTCAAGAAAATAAAAAAAGGGTTGAAACGGTAGTAACATCTCCTTACCAAGATACTGTAAATTGTATTTTGGGATTAGAAGATATGGGACTTAAATATCAGTGCATATTAGATATGGTAAATAGTGAACTTTTTGTAAGAAACGCAGCGACAGGCGATGACGCACACTGGTTTTATTGCAAAACAACTGGAATCCGTTTATTACCAACCTTTTTTTATGATCTTGCTCAAAGTTATAATCCCGTTGACCCCAAATCGTTAAAATACATGTCCGTTCTCTCTCAGATTGAAAAATCGCACGGCAAACGCGAAGGCGATCAAATTGTAGACAAATTCAGTGGTTATACCATTTCAAAAATCGCATTTGTATCCGAATCGGAATGGATGGCTGCATCAGAAGAAGAAGGCGCCGGTGGCAACAATGAAAGCATTTTACACTTGATGCGTGATGAGCAACAAATGGTTTCCGATATTACGGCAGTAAACGCGGATGAAATTATTAAAGTCAATATTCAGAAGCAAGGCATTGAACAAACCGGAACGGCTGCCGTTATTTTACAAGAAGATGAAGAAGCGGATAAAGAAGCAGAAGCAGAAGAAGGCATTGAAGAAGAAAATGAGAAAGAATACAAAGAAACCGAGTTGGAAACATCAAGAGAAGAATATGAAACCATGATTGGCGTCATTGACCATTATGAACATTCCTTGTCAATTGTTCTTAAACCCAGAGAGAGACGTTTTATTATTGAAAATATCCAATTTATTGTTCCGGCGAAAAAAACAAAAGAACAATACGAAGTCGATAAAAAAACAAGCGCCGACTATGAAACCTACGAAAAAACATACAACCAGTACCTCATTTTTTATTGTATGGCGCTCATGATCATTGTTGTGCAAACATCTATTCCACAAATTAAAACCAAAAGTACATTTCCCAATTGTGTAAAATCATTCGAAGGGTATCCGTATTCCCCAGATGAAACCAGCTTGCCATTTCTCATTTATATGGCTTGCATTACACAAAAAGTGAAGAGTGACTACGCGCCTTGGAACTCTGTCAAAAAAATAAACCAAGATAAAATGAGAGACACGCTCTTCAATTTAATCAAAACAAAAATAATAAACTTGCCGGTTGTGCAAGCGCGATTCGAAGCCAAACGCGAAAATGACGCACTAAAAAAACAACGCGAAATCATGAAGGTCAATGCAAGACACAGAGTAAATGATGCGCTGTTCCACTTTCGTCCGCTTCTTGTAAATCCATCCCTTGTTCTCACTGCAACACCATTACCCGTTACAAAAATGTACTGTGATGACTTGAAACGAAATCTGAAAAATGGAAACAGTTTACAAACAGAAAATATTCTGGTGATTCAATCAAAAGTTATTCACTTTTCACTGTTGGTTCAAAAACTCATTCAAGATGCAATCATGGTGCAAACAGCGGATAAGTCAAAGTTGTTATCCAGAAATTATATTCAAAATGCTTGTTGCAATGAAAAAGATGATACTGTAACAGTTTTGCAATATATGGTAGACCGAGAACCTAATATTAAAAATTATTGTGATATGGTCGAATGTAATGCCGATATTTTATACGACGTTTACAGCTTGAGCGAAGCTGCTACTATGCTGGATCCAAAAGATACGCGCAGAATGCAAATGTTGCAAGCGTCTCATGGCGTCATTCATTATGCTGCCATGTCGCATGATCCAGGTTCTAATTTTGACGAATACACCATTTATAATGCCTTCATGACATATTGCAATTACGACAAGCACAGAGGAATAAAAGCGGTTACTTTAGAAGCGGCATCTGCAACCGAGTCAACGAAAAAGAAGAAACCAATAAAATCGAAAGAAAAAACAAAAAAGACGGGAACTGGAACTAAAGCTGAAATGGAAGAAGAGGAAGAACAAGAAAAGGTAGAAGAGAAAGAACAAAGTGAACAAGTAGAGGCAAGTTCTTTGAGAGAAATCAATGAAACCGCACTTTCAGAAGAAATCCAAAAAATTTGTAAGTTCAGAAATACGTTTGGAGAGAATCGTGATATATTCAATATTTTGAAATCTGCAAAGGGTATGTCACATGATAATAAACTGAAGTTAATAACCCAAATAAAAAATGAATTCAATCTGGATTACACCATTAAAGATTTGCAGCATTTGCTTCAGTTGGTTCATCGCCAAACAATGAAACCCATGTATGAAGCCCGCGTTGGAACGTATAACGAACATTTAAACCGCATGTTAACAAAAACGCTGTCGCCATCTGCAGCCACAACTGTAACTACGGCTATAAATGCGCTCTTTCTTAAAGAAAAACAAAAAGAAAAGGAAGGTAAAGATGTGCTCATTGCACTCAAAGCATTCAATGAAAATCAAAGCACTGAACGATCCAGAACGTTGCAACGACATCTTGAACAAAACAGTAAACTTTTAACGGAGCAAATTACCGCATTTTTAAATATGAAAAACAAGGCAACGATGAATGCCGTATTCAGAACACCGTCCGACATTACACAAGGTGTCGTTACAAAAGGCGGCATCATGCTTTTTCATAAAACTGAAAATACTCTATGGAATGGCGAAACGAATACGTTAGAAGTATCAGTTGAATTCATTAAAAATGCAATTAAAAATATTACACAAGTGTATCCCAACATGATTTTGAATCAAGTGTCTGAAATTGAATCCTTGCCACCATATATTACCGGACAACTTTCTTCCGGCGATGCTTCCTCCATTATCGCCTTTTCAAATGAGCGCGTTACAAAAACACTCGGTAACTTTTATAAAATTGGAAACAAGAAACCAATGAGCAATATTTTGAAAAATGTGCAATCAACCACACTTTTATTAAACGAAATTATCGAAAATACGCCAATTTATCATGGGGATAATAAACACATTACCGTATTGTTATACGAATATTATTTTTTAGTCGCCGTTCATTGCTACTTGCATTTTTCAAATGTTGTCAAACAATTTCGAGAGAAAAAGGCGGATCAAGCGTCCAAACAAAAGAATCCCATCGATGTTCAAAAAGAAGTGTCGCGAATTTTAACCACATACTTTGACCTTATTTTAGACGATAAAAAAATAATGAACCGAAATATTGAAACTGTGCGTGAGAATTATTTGCGTTCTCTCGACGATGAAAGAGATGACATTGTGCAGAATGTGGATCAAATGTCCGAAGACCAGAAACAAATTTACTTGAATCACAAGAAACACAAAATGGGAACACAGTCCATCGGTAAAAATACGGGTCTGCGAATTTATAATCCAGATTTTGAAACGGAAGAGTTGGCACGTATTGAGAGAATCAATCATCGCAAAAAAGAGCGCGGAATAGTCAGCACAATATTATCAGAAGATCCAGATCCCGAGGCACTGGCTCGCGAGGATGCGGTTGCAGATGAAGGTGATGCGCCCAATCATGACCCAGACGAAGAAAATGAAATGAATGAAGATGATGCGCACGAAGAGTACGCGAATTCTGCGGATTTATATCCGGACAGTTATGTGGATGTGGAAGGAGTTTCAGAGTTTGAACCTTGAGAGAATGGAGAGAAAATCATACATTCATATGAGTTCATATAAAATAAACAATGCACATATAAATTATATATATGTATTTTATATATAAAATATATATATATATTATAATATTTAGGAGAAATGTCATCACAAGATTATTTAACATTCAGAAGACATATAAATGATATGAGTCGCGCTGCATCGGAATCTCTTATGTTAAAAGGTTTAAATAGAGATGTGAGTGATAAAATTTTACAATCAACAGATTATGGGTTTCCAGATCATGCGCTACAAAGTATTGATTTTTTTAAAGACAAATTTGGCGAAAGGGCATTTGTTGACATAATACTGCAATTATCACATAATACAGTTATTAATTTTGGACAAAATCATTGGAATGTAAAACCATTACGTTCTTATCCAGAATGGTCACTCGAAATTTCGAATCAGTTTATTGATTTATTAAAACTTACACCAGAATTACCTCCAATTTTAGTTCCTTTAAGAGAAATAATAAAAAATTTTGTTCCTGAACTTATTCCACACCCCCCTCATCTTAATCATGAATTTGAGTATTCTGATGAACGTTTTACTCAAACATGTAATCAAACGATTATTGAACCATTTATGACAACAGTTGCCCAAGGCGGATTAGATCCTACAAGTGAAATATATTTACGAATACAACAATTTTTAAAAAATGTAGTTGCTATATTGGTTAAATTTATGAATATGAATAAAGACCAAATTAGACAAGATTTCAGATTACGTCCAGAGCACGCACGTATTCCATGTTTCAACAATGGTCCATGTGAAGTACGTATAACCATTCAAAATGAATTTAAATTTTGGATGTTTCCATTTTTTGAAAGGTTGTTTCAACTTAATAAGAGTGGAGAAAATCCTACATTTTTTCAAAATATAAATTTAAATGACTGGATTAAATATGGAAAAATCCAAAATGCTTTTCATAAGGCCCTATTAAAAAAAGAAAATCCAAAATATTATAGGTCATGGGGAGATGATTGGGACGACTGGAATGCTGAATTTGCATCTCTTGCTGATGAACAGGACCAAATGCGCGAAGAACAAGAAGCAGAAAAAGCAAAGCAAGCAGCGGCAAGTGGTAAAGCAAAAGGCGGTGGGCGTAAACGTCATTACCGTCGTAGTCGCACATCACGTCGTGGTCGCACATCCCGTCACGGCCGCACATCTCGTCGTGGTCGCAGTCGCCAGTAAAATAATGCATATCTGCATCTGCATCTGCAATCAATAAAAACGTAGCTAAAAAAATGTAAAATAATTTTTGATTTTTTATTGTTTTTTTTCGATAGAATTATTTTATTTTACATTTTTAATGTACCAGGCGGGAGCAGCCCGTTTTTTGTTCCACGTGGCAATTTTCTGTTTTTCTTCGGACATGTAGTAGTTGCGATACGCTTGAACCGCGTCATCACACTTGTATTGGTCCGGCATGGCTTGCGCAAATGGTGTGAGGCGTTGTTGGGGGAAGAGCGACGCGTCTGGAATGTGCTGTCGTAAATACTGTGCAACTGTGTATGATTTGTGGATCTTGGTTTCAGGGTGGTCATAGCGGAACTGCCATTCTTTGTGCATTTCATCAATGAGGTCGAGCGTCCAAATGAAATTGGCTTGAGAATCTCTGCACCAAATTGTGACGGGATGATTTTTGTGTGCAATTTTGTAAAGCGGAGCATTGCCTTCCTCGTCATCAGGAAGAAGAATGCGACGAGCAGAACACAGCATTTGCACCGCTTCCAGAATGATTTTTACAATGTGTTTGTCCATCATGGCTTCGGCAACTTCGCGCGGAATCAGGGAAAGAATAAACAGATTCATGTTGAGAAAACTTCTAAGAAACACTGATACATATTTTATTATTCATTAAAAATTCAATTTGATTATTTTGTAATGAGTTTTTTGTCTTTCTATTTATTATTTTATTGTGTTATTATAATTGAGTATATTTAGGTAATTAGGTAAATATTTATAAAATAATGAAATATAAAAAACAGTCGTTAAAAAAGAAATATAGACATAGACGACATCGTTTTTCGAAAAAATATTCTCAACACGGAGGAGGATTTATGGACGCCATTGCTTCAATTAATGTCACTGAAGGGCGGACGAATACTTGTATGACTGTTCATCCAACTCAACCATTGGTAGCAGTTGGAGATGATGCAGGAACTGTAACACTATGGGAAATAAACCCAGCGAAACCAAAAAAATTGGCACAGTTAACTGGTTTACAAATTGCTGTAAAGTGTGTAGAATTTCATCCGTCTCTTCCCGTAGTAGCAGCAGCATGTTCTGATAAAGTACTAATGTGGAGATTTGATCAAATAAACAGAGAACAAGAGCAACAGCAAGAAGGCGGCGCCGTTCAACAACTTGAACCGTCACATACTGTTTGTGTCTTTGGTTTGAGAAGTCAAGAAGTAGTTGAACAAAGTGAACTCGATTTGATTCATGCTAATGTCCGCAACGAAGTTTCATGTATTGCTTTTTATCCAATAAGTGTAAATAAAAATACGTCATATATCGCAGTCGGTGTAAATAATGATATCGCACCCAAAAATAATCGAATTAGCATGTATGCGTTCAGTATTGAACCTTCATTTTCCGAAAAAAAATATTCTTTATCACTATATTTTAGAACTGAGATTCAACCACAAAATGAAAAAGTATTATTAACATCGTTTAGCCATGACGGAGCATTATTTGCATTTGTAACAAAATCGTTAGTAGATGGTACAACGGATTTAAAAGTAATTAATTTTAAAGGTCCACTAAATTGGTATGATTTCCCTGAATATCAGATTTACCACATACGAAAAAAATGCGATATAACATGCATTAGGCCGTATAGAACAGATGTCGGTTATCATGATGGTAGTTTCTATAAATTTTCTGGACCGATGCGCACACATTACTTTATTATTGGATGTGATGATGGTTCTTTGATGCTAATAAGAGCAGTCACAATTTATTTGAGGCATTACAAATTAACAAGAGTAGAAAATGTACAAACATTTAGAGAATGGAATGCTGGAGAAGCGATAGAATGTGTTGCCGTTCATCCATCTTTACCTTTATTTGCAAGTGGTTCACGCAACGCTGTTCAATTATGGGATGTAAGTGTAGGTGAAAATAAACCGCTTGTAGTTCAACCTGAAGTAACTCTAACTCCTGTTATATCGGTCGGATTTAATGAAAATTTTTTCACAGCATGTGGTCGTGGTGTACACGTTTATAGCTGTAACTCCAATGATTATCGCGGTTTCAAAGAAGAATTAAAGAAAGAACTTCAAAGTGAGACAGAAATCGCAAAATATAACATCGAATTACTGTTGGCAGGTAGACAAGGAGAACCGTGTTCTATATGCAGAGAACCAATGAATGATCCATTATCACAACCGTCATTAAAATATGGTGGACCATCATCAGATGCCGAAGAAGCATATCTTGGATGTGGACATAAATTTCATAAAGGTTGCATTACAACATGGCTAAAACAAGGGAAACCATGCCCTTTATGCAGAGCAGCTAGTGGTTTAGCACAATTAGCACAAACAACACCACAACGCATTGTTAAAGGAAGACAAGAATTACAGGATTTACAGCGTCAACAAGGGGCGCACGTCGTCGCTAAAAGTCGTTTTGAACGGTATGAACCTCGTGGTTTAAATGTTAGTAAAGGCGCTGCTGCTGTTTCTTCTGCTCCTGAAGCTTTTGAACCTGTAATTGAACCTGCTGCTTCCGCCGAATTAACACCAGAACAACTTCGAGCTGCACGTCTTGCAGACATTGAACGACGACGAAAAGAACAACAACAACAACCACCAAGTGAAAATAGTGGTGGTGGTAAAAAAAATAAATACTCACGAAAAAAATATACTTCAAAGAAATCAAAAAATCGTCAGCGGTATTCAAAAAAATATAAATATTAACATAAAAATATTGAATTGTAATCAATCACTTTCATTACAATTTAATTACAGTTAATGTATAATTTCATATATTTTTTTATTTTGATATAATAACAATCAGGTTTAGCGATATTCATATATAACATTATAAAAATACATTCAATAAAAAATAAAATAAATATGAATCGACTGTTTATCAAACAAAATATCACTTCACTTGCTATTTTATTATTTATTATACTATTTGGAATTATGGCATATGTGAAACCAAGCTTTATATTTCACAAAGATGGAACCGTTCGCCAATTTGGAATCGGCTATAAAAATAAAACAGTGATACCAATATGGCTGATCGTGATTGTTATGGCATACTTATCATACCTCTTTCTTCTTTACTTGCAAGTGTTTTAACTTACACGCAATGCCGATTACTCAAAACTAACAACCACTTCCACTTTTTCTGTTTTGATACTCTTGATTGCTGAAACCGATAATTCTTCGCGCTTCTTTCGAGTTTTATTTTTTTCACTCTTAATTTCATTTTTCACCTCGTTTGCAATACTGTTACTATCATCACATGACGACGATGATGAAACAGATGATAGCGATGAAGCTGTTGAGTTCGATGAACCCGATGAACGTTTCGATGTACTGTTCCTGGCATTCATGTCGTCTTCAATAGTATCATAATGCTGCTCAATGTATTGAACAATGTCATTTTCAATTGCCCATTTAAAAAAGTTGAGTTGTCCAATCGTGGTTTGAATGAATGTGCCATTTTTATACGGAATGGTAATTCGATCCCACCTACAAAATGGATCAAAGCGTTTTTTGGAATACGCTTTCAACTTTAATTTATAGTCCACGTATACTTTAAATCGCCTGGACCCCTTTGAGTACTCATTGTTGATTGCATAAACTGTAAAATATTTTTTTGCATAATTTGTTGCAAACCAGTCAATAATTCGAAGTGATATTTTCGAATGACCGTTAATAATTTGCAAGATTACATCCAAATTTCCATTTTGTTCATAAAATTTCAGTAAATTCGTTAGTAATAGTGCATTTTGGGTCGTGTATCCGGTGGAACCACCGACAATATCATTCATATTTGTATTCATTAAAATTATATGTATTAATAATTATTAATGATATAATCACATGTTTTTGGTTTATATCATTTTAAATAAAAATATTTAAACTTTTTTTTAACTTATTTTTTTATGTTTAATAATCCAATTTTCGAAATGTTAATCCAATTTGTTTCCCATATTTAAATCGATCGCTGTCCATAGTTCCCCGTTTTAAGTTGCATTCCAAACAACTAATCACAACATTATCGGTATTATGTCCGACATGATTGTCAATTCGGTCCAACGTCCACTGCTTCTTTGAATATACATTTTTATATAAAAGCTCACAGCTCTGCTTGCAGTAAAAACATTTCAACTTGGAACACAATATTTTCTCAATTACATTTTCGAGAGATACAAATAAATCATTTTGAAAGACCTTTTTTTCAATGTCTTGTCGTTTATATCCCGCAATTTTATTTGTTAATTCTTTTAAAATAATAATACGGTGTTCCACATTAGAATCTTCCACATTCAAATACAATTTTGATATTTCGCAAAACTGATACGCGTGTGTAAAACAATTCTCCGGCAAATTCCATTTTTCACATGGTATTCGCTTTAACTCTTCCGGTTTCATAGAAATTTTTTTGCAATCAGATTCAGATTGTGTATAATTATCGATACATTTTTTATTGAATATCGTTCCTACTTTTTTTCCAGACATATTGATACTTTTTATCATTTTTTAGAAAACAAATAATTTAGATGAATTTAGAAAATTAGAAAATAGTATTGTAATGAATTTATTTTAATAATTATTTATTACAATATTTGTAAATTATTTTATATACTATACATATAAAATACTTATAATAATGAATAATAATATGCTTGATACACTTTTCGGCCCACTGACTCGTGAATATTGTCTGTATTATTACGGATTTTCCATATTTTTTTATGTTTTATTTGTTTTGGTAACTGTATTTTCTCTCTACAGTTTATTCTCCAGAAAGTTTAGTTTTGGACTACTACTAAGTTTGTTTATGAGCTGTTTTACGTACTTTTTAGCATATTTTGTATCTCGTTTGTCGTATTCCATGTGCGTTGGTAGTTTGGCTCCATCAAGTTCATCACCAATGCAGTTATTTTAATTATTTTAATAAATAAAAAAGATTTTAAATTTTATACTATATCAAAAATTTTATACTATATCAAAATTTAATAAATTAAAATAATATATTCAATATATTAAGTCAAATGAATAGTTTAACAAGATTAATAACAAACAAGGACAGCTTTGACATATTTGGTATAAGTATTTTGCATTTACATAAAACGCTGGGTCTAACATCATTATTACTTTTTTCTATCCAATTATTCAACATGTATACGCTGGTTCCCGGTGATCCGATGTCCCTCCTTTACATTTCACCCCACCTTATGCTCGCTTTATCTGCAAAAATATTTCACGTTCCTACAAAACGAACTGCCAATAAAAGTACAATTCATGAAGAATATAGAATGCATACGATTCTATTTTCATTTAGATCTATTTTTATTTATTGTTTACACTGGTTAAATATAACGAATTGGTTTTGTTATTTTTTTGGAACGTTTATATGGCATATTATGGCCGACCGCGTTACTGTAGTTTATTTTGATGAAAATGCTGGAACAACGATTCGAGGAAGAGCCGACTATGATGGTTATGAAAATATTCATCCAGTCATTATAAAAACAATGAGATATATCGCGAGTCTTTTACAGTATGCTATAATATATTATTTGGCAATACCACATCTTAATATTGAAACATTTAAAATTCGTTACATATCACTTATTGCAGTACAGTTAACGGCATTTATAAAAACATTAGTATTGAAGCGTTTTTTTCCTTCATATTATTCCGGAATTTTGTATGGAATCATTATATTTTCATCTTTTTCGTATGCTACCTTTAATTTTAACTTTATAATGTCAGGACTCATATTTAGTGTTATGAGATTTCATTATAACTGTAATAAATATTTATTATGGTCATTTATTGTTGGACTCAATTATTATTTAAAAACATACCATAACATGCACCCTTCATGAAAAATATTTATAAATGCCGCCTACAATCCATGCAGCATTTATAATAACTGACTGATACTGCTTTGATGTAACACAAACAATAAATAATCCAGATGCTCCTAAAGTGTTCAACACAAAATCTGTCGTCTTGTGTAAGGGAACAACATATGGAATTAAAACCAAAATACTTCCAATCCACCCTATTCCCTCTGTTGCATACATTTTATATTTTTTATAATTGCTAACCTCTCTACCATTAATGGAAACAGCAGTTTGATTTGAATTTGAATCCATTTCCATTTTTTTATTTTTATTTTATTAAATAAGTTAAAATTTTATATTACACATTTATAATTTTTTTATAAAATATGAATAAATAATTATATATGAAATAGATTTAAACTCTAATTCATATGTATATATAATAAATTGGATTATACAAAAAATGGATTTACATTTAGATTCAATCAACGCAGAAGAAGTAAATAAAAAAATACTTGAAACAGGTGAAGAAGCAGTAACCGGTAGCGGTAAAATAAAAAATCTAACAAAAGAAGAATGCATCGAACTTAGAAACATAAAATATAAATCCATGTTACTAAAAAGGACAAACGTAAAACAGTTAACAAAATGTAATTCAAATGTTGATATTGATTGTTTTTTAGAAAAGGAAAGGACACAGAATAAAGAAGACCAATGGATAAAATTAGACAAATCCATGAAAATATCAAAAATAACAACATTTGTTGAAATGTATTCATGTGAAAACAAACTCACTGATAAAGATAAACTATTTCTCCATGAATTTTTACTTGACTGCATTGAACAAAAAAAATTAACAAAAACAAAGGATGTTGCGTACGACAAAGTAAATGGACTCATTACATCCATCCCTTGTCTTGTATATAGTCCAACGTTAACAAAAAAATTTACATTAAAGAGGTGTGAAAAAAGACCATCGACTTTGAACTCACTCGCTCCAAAATCTAATATAAATAGAAAAAAAATGAATGTTGATGATGGCAATAAATAAAAATACTACTTTGAAATATGATTTATTTTTTCCACAAGTTCAGTCAACGTTGTTTTTATGTGAGTAATGTCTTCTGACATTTTTAAAATAATATCATTGTTATAAATAGGATTTTCATTCTCATTCTTTTCATGTTGTATTCTTTTTATTTTTTTTAGTTTATTAAAAATAAAATTTACATCAGCGCCATCACTATTATCATCACTTATACTGTTTATGTTCTCATTGTTATTGTTATCATTTACATAAGTGTCATTTTGATTTTCAATAATATGTAACTTATTTCCAAAACTAACACGTTTTTCATTTTGATTTGAATTTGAACCTACTTGAGATTTTTTAAATGTAGATGTAGATGTAGATGTAGATGTAGAGATTGTTTGTAACTGTTGTGGTGTTAATGATGTAACTGTAACATTTTTTATTTGTTCTAATTCTCTTTCTCTTGACGCTAATGCTTCAGCAAGTAGACGTTCCATATCATTTCCAATGGGTTTGTCATAAATATCATCTGTAAAATTAATTTCTTCAGGTTTTTTTAATTTCAGAATAGAAGACATTTCTTCTTCTTTCTTTTTAAATTCATTTTGAAATAAAGTTTCACGTTCTTTTTTTAGATCTTCTGCTTTGTAAATTGTTTCAAGTTGAGGGACATCTTTTTTTTTTTGATAAATTTGATGTTGTGGCCGTTTTACATTTTCTATTTTTTTACATATAATCACAACTGCTTCTTTATTCATTGCATTTAAATTCACTGCCTGTTGATTTGATGTTCGATAGTGTTCGCTAATTTCATAAATTGTTTTTTCAAATATTTGGTTGACAATATGTATTTCACTATCAGGTATTCCAATAAATTTTCCACTCCCATGTAAAACACTCCATAACAGTGCTTTGTTTTCATTTGTTGAAAATAACAATAACGGAGAAGATGGTGACGGATTCATTTTTGTACGTTTTGTAACTTTATTTATTATATACCAATTTATCTTTATTATTTTATTTAATTAAATAATAAATTAAATAATAAAATCATAAAATCAATAGTTAAAAAAATGTTATCATTCTCAATATAAAATATTGAAAGAGGTGGTCTGTTTTGCATTCTTGAATATGCGTTATATATTCGGCAAATTCTAAAAATTTCGAGTTTACTACTTCTGGATAATATTGTACAATATAATTCAAAAAATTTTTTATAATATTTTTACGTTCAATATTGTAGGTTACACTTATTTCATTTAATTTATCAACAATTATAGCAGATTTATTTTTATTTTTTAACATTAATAATATGTTTTTCCATACATCATGAGTTATCACTTTACATTTGTGTAAAATGTTCTGATTTGATTGCATATAATTTATCATGCTTCGAATGTCAGAATTAAAGTGACATTGTATCGATCTCAATGTTTCAAAACTTGCATTTAAGTTTTCAGCCTTATTAATTTTTTCCAAAAATGACACAATTTTTGAATATGGTAGCATGTTAAAACGCATTCTTACAAATTCAGTTTGTAATCCTTCATCAATTCTACTTATGTAATTACATATTAAACAAAAACGAACATTTATTATATTGTTAAAATTATTTAATAAATATCTCAATGCCAATTGTGCATTTTTTGTCATGTAATCAACTTCATCTAATATCACAAATTTCATACCATCTCCAAACATTGACTTTGACGTAACAAATCCACTAATTTGATTTCGTATGATATCAATACCTCGTTCATCGGATGCATTTAAATGAATCATCAGTCCTTTATTTTTTTGATCATATTTTTCCTGATACGCATTAATCATATTAATAATGGTTGTTGTTTTCCCGGTCCCCGGCGGCCCATAAAATAATAAATTTGGGAAGTAGTTGTTTTCAATAATCGATTCAATTATTTTTTTATTTATGTCATCTAAAACAATATCATTGAAATTTGATGGTCGATATTTTTCAACCCACGGCGTTGAATTGTTTATTTTCATATTACGACTATCACTATTGTTATCAGTCACAGCTATATCATCATTGTGGAGAAGCTCCATCGTTATTATTAATGAACTTATTCATTCATAACAAATAAACTTTAACTTGTATTTTTAAATAAAATATATTTTTTTCCTTTTATTTTATTTCATTTTTTTTCGATTTTTGTCCTCGTTTTTTCGATTTTTGTCCTCGTTTTTTCGATTTTTGTCCTCGTTTTTTCGATTTTTGTCCTCGTTTTTTCGATTTTTGTCCTCGTTTACCACCACCAAATTTCGAAAAGAGCTGATCGCCTGGTGTCGATTGCCAGTCTTTTTCTTCCTGTTCATGTAATTTACGTGTTAGTAAACTCTTCAAATCCGCTAACACTTTCTCGTATACCACTTGTGGAACGTCTTCTGGATTCAACCTGTGTGATAATTCAGTGTATTCTATTTCCTTCTTAAGTCTTTCAATCGAATTTAATTGTAACTTACTTATCTCTTCTTGAAGGGTTTTCTTTTTCTGCTCAGGAGACATCTTCATTTCAACATCTGTTTTTGGTGGCGTTGAAAATAAATTTTTAAACCAACTCATGTCTTTATGAATATATACTAAATAATAATAGTATAATAATTAAATATTATATTATTCATAAAAATTGAATTAAAAATATACTTAATTCTATATTATAAAATACACACCATAAAATAAAAAATGGAATCGAATTCTCATTTACATTCTGGATATCTTGAAGTTATCCTTGGACCAATGTGGTCTGGAAAGACATCAATGCTGTTAACATATTATCGACAGTTTTGTTTTTGTAAGCTCAATGTTTGTGTTATAAATTTCAAGGCCGATGATCGTTATTCTGAAACCATGCTTTCAACGCACGACAAACAAATGATACCTTGTATCATGGGTTTTTCAATGGAAGAAATAATGCAAATACCAGAAAATGCTGAAAAAATAAATGAATGCGATGTGATACTTGTAAATGAAGGTCAATTCTTTATCGACATTGTTGACTTTACAAGAAGAATGGTTGAAGAACAGCATAAAAAAGTTTACATTTGTGGTCTCGACGGAGATTTTAGAAGGGAAAAAATTGGTAATTTACTTGATCTTGTTCCTATGAGCGACAAGGTTACAAAATTGCGCGCGCTTTGTGGAAAATGCAAAGATGGAACTCCTGCACCATTCTCATTCCGAAAATCAAGCAGCACTGAACAAGTCGTCATTGGTTCAGACGACATTTACGTTCCACTCTGTAGGAAATGTTACCAAGTTGAACATTCAAAAAAATAATTAATTATATAATAAAATATAGCTGTATGCATCCATTTAATTTCGTCTATGCATTTTATGTGTCCTTGTTTTCGTAATTGCCCTCGTTCTCGTCCTCGTTCTCGTCCTTGTCCTCGTTTTGAATCGTCCATTCTCTTTACGTTTTGAATAGGATGGAGAGAATTTATTGACATCCCTTATTTTTTCATCGAATTTTTCAGCACTTTTCCCTTTTAGTTCCTTAAATTTATACTTTTCAATCGGATTATAACTCAAAAACCATTCTTCATATTCACGCGTCCCCTTTTTATTTTTCAGCTTTTGAAACATGTGCGATTTTACATCCTTAATGTCTTTCAGCGTAACCTGTTTACCGATGCACGGCTTGGAAAATCGTTTAAACACGCCCTCATTATTCGTTAAATTATCATACTGTAAATCATAAATGTATTGACTCATACACAGCAACCTGTCTCGATCGTAATACGGACGATTAATATAAAGAAACAACAAGTAAAAACTTAAAATAGTGTCCGTAGTTGCAATATTCACATCCTTTCCTTGAACACGAACAACGTTGTAATTATGACAAGCACCGGGAGACGGCTCATATATAAACGCAACAGTTTTTCCATCCACCACGATTTCATAGTGCTCAGAAACATGCTCTCCAAAATCTTCTTTTTCTTCCACAATCACATGATGAAAGTGTCCAGTTTTTTCCAATTTTTCTTTCAACCTGTGTGCTGATTTTTTAGCATGTTCCGACAACAGATCGAATGACGGAACAACAGAATATAAAATGGCGCGCTCATTTTTCTTTAAATGCTCGGAAAATAATGCACACGCATATCCTCCAAAAAATACCAGCTTTTCAGAAATGGCTTCATCGCGCACAATATCGAAAATTTCTTCGTCCTTTTTTGATGGCGCTAAACTTTTACCCGTTGCCTTTTTCAAACAGTTGTCTCCTTTTAGCGGAAAGTTCTTGTTGAAAAGAAGCAGACGCTTGTACACCTTTTCCCAACGACTCACATCGCCGTCTGGGCGCGAGAGTTCCAAATACATCGACATTCTCAAAAAATTAATTGGTGCGTACAAGATTCCTTTGCGTTCAATTGCTTCGCGCATCAAACTTTTAAACAGTTCTGGTTCAATAAAAGTAATATCAGCAACGCCAATAAAGTTCACAAACACCTTGTACGTCCCTGTGTGCATTCCAGATTTCGCTTCCACGTCATTAAATCCCTTTTTATAGAATATATCCGCCAATTCTTTGGCGTCATCCAGCGAATGCGGCGAAAAAAAATCGTAATCCGGAATTTCTCTCTTCAAATCATAAAATTGATCCTTTTCCGGTAAAACATTATTTATCGCAGTTCCTCCATAACAAATGAGCTTCTTACTTATTAAAAACTGCTCCACAATGGAAATGATTTCCTGAATGGTCGGATTGCTGACCAGCGTTTCACCTTGGGACACTTCAATCTCCTTTTGCGATTTTTTCAATATTTCTAAAGAACGCTCTATTTTTTTCTCGCTCATTAAAAATAATTATGATTATTCTTACTATATTATTATTATAAAAATTTTTTATAATAATAAAATGTTTTAAAAAATTACATATTTAATAAAAATTGAAAATAACTTATAAATGATGTATAAATATATATAGCATGCATGCAACATATTGAACACGTTGAAGACGGTACATATACAAGCACCACCACAACACAAAAGAAAAAAATCATTATCAAAATCAAAATTAATAAAAACCCATCTTCATTTTCAAAGGTATTAATGCAAAAAGTCAGATCTTTAATATCAAGAATTTTGTGTCAAGGGGAACAAAAAATATTTCCAAACAGTATAACCGAAAAAATAAAAAATAACAATGGAAAATGTGGGACGAAATCAATTTTATCTACTGCAAGAACAACATGTAGTGGGCGCTGTATTATTCCGTATAAGGTTGTCATGAAGAATAACTCCAACGATGAAAAAAAATTGCGCACAATTGAGGAAGGGTGTGTAGTTAATCTAATTAACGAAGACTATTTCAGTGTTAAAGAAAATGACGATGAGTTTTCAAAATATCTTATAGAAGAAATAGGCGGAGACAAAGTTGTGTCTTCAATGGTTTCGGCCATGTCGGTAAACGGTGACTCGGGTTCTTCACATGCTTCAAAATACTTCAAGCTACTTGAGCCAGAAATTGAAAAATATTCTTGGTATCCTTTACGACGAAAACCAGAATATGTCAATGATAAAGGTAAATATGAGACTGAAGTTACATCAGGAAATGATAAGTTATGCGGACATTATTATGTTGATATATCAGGGGGAAATAACAAAAATAAAAAAGATAAAGATAACAAGAAAGAACATCAATGTTTTATTGAATATTTTGACTATGCGAACAAAGAGGTTGCTTTACATATCAAAATAATTATGATTTACTATTTGTTACATTGTCATGACATTGAAACTTATTTGAAAGCAAGTGATGTCGATGAAATGAAAAATGTTTTTGAAAACTTTTTAAAAGGAATTAATTATGATGATGGTTGTCTTTATGAATCGCCTTTAATTCGAAAATGTCTGAAAATAAAAAATGGAAAAAAAATTTTAATATGTCCTCTAACAGATAGTAAAATATCCATTCGTCAGTTTGAAATAAATGACGATAAACATTTAGACTCAATTCAAGTTTGTCATCAAGAAGCTGTTAGCAAAGGAAAAATATACTTTGATAATACGCGCAGTTACATTATAACAGCCAGAAGACCTCAAAACTTGTTCTGGGGAACAAAAAGGGGAAACATGCAGCAACAAGAATTAACAATTGACGAGCTTTGGGCTGAAAAAAAGAAACAGTGTGATGAACACGAATGGGAATAAAATATAAATGAACCAACAACCAGTAACCATTTACAGTTTTTATAACATTTTTAATGAAGTTCAATCTCTTCTAATTCACACTCATGGCTCGTAATATTTTTTATGATGCAATCCCGAAATAAATCTTTACGCAGTTCAAATCCTACACCAATTCGACCCAGCTTTTGTGCCGCAATCGCTGTCGTAAAACTGCCTGCAAACACATCCAGTACAATTTCTCCGCGATAACTATAATAATACGTACTCATTAGCGGGATATCCATCGGAAACGGCGCAGTATGACCCAACTTGTTTTCTTTTTTATTATTTATTTTAATCACCGGCGACAATTTCCGAATATCCCGCCGCCATTCTTGAACCAGCTCCTTCGGAATCATATTTTCTTGCTGCCGAAATGGATTTTGAGTCATGATTGTTTTCAACGAGAACCGTTTTCCCCTGTCCGACTCGCTGCGTTCACAATGCGGATTCTTGCATTCCCATGAACGCAGTCCGCGAAACGTGTAGCTGTTACTCTTTACATTTAAACTGCCACAGTCATTGCACGGATATTTGATGTCTTTTTCCAGACGATGCTTATGAAAGATGAGAATGTGCTCATAACAATTACACGCATACTGAAAGAAGGGAAACGGTTTATTTCCATTTTTATGCCGCGAACTTTGGACCTCACCCTTGTCCCAAATAATGTCGTCCACATACGTAAATCCGCATTCTTCAAACATGGTTATAAAATACGCAGGCAACGGTATTTTCCGGAATCCAAATGCATTAATTTTATCCATTTTATCATTGTCCACCACGTCACTTACATTAAACACAAATACGCGATGATTATCCAGCACTCGATAGCATTCCAATATTATTTCGCGCATATCATCCAAATACGCTTGTAAGTTCGGCCATGTGGAATATTCGCGCGCATTATAATACGGCGGCGAAGTCACAATATGACCAACCGACTCACTCGGAAGGTTTCGTAATGCTTGTAAACATCCACTCCAAACCACTTTTACCTTGTCCGGATTTGAGGTAAGACCATTCAATAGCTGGTAATTTGCAGATGGTCGTGTTTCTTCATTGAATTGTTGTTTTATCATGCAGCGATACGCATCGATAAAATTATAAACATTTTTTTCTCGACTTTCTGAATTAAATGTATACTTTTTTTTCAATTCTTCCAACTGAATGTCTGTAAATATTTCTTTTAAATATTCACGATTCGTTTCAACAAGATCACTGGAATCTATTTTTATATCGAGTTTGGGGAGTTTCGGTTTAATCGTAATTTTTCTTTTTTTACCTGTTTCTTTTGATTCTTCATTTGATTCTTCTTTTAATTCTTCTTTTGATTCTTGCATTCGAAGCAAGTATTTCTCTGGTTATAGTTTAATCATAATATATCTTTATTTCAATTTTATAATTATTTTTTTCAATAAAATAAAATAATTGTAAAATACCACAACACAACATTATCAACCTTTTATAAAATCATGCAAGGATTGAGTATATTCTTCTTTGTTTGGTTGATATAAATTAGCATGACTACCTTTATTAAATTCAATATTATGTGCACCAGAACCATGAATAAATTGGTTTACGAATTTTCGATCAATAGTGTAATCTGATTTACATGTCAATACTAATTTTTTATGTGGTGTATAAAGATTACTTTTATGTTCATCTTTTAATTGTGATGCAACATTTCCATTTATTGCATTCAAAATATTTTTTACAGGCAATAATCGCGTAATTGGAAATGTTTGATGTGCATAATTTTCGGTTTGTTTGTGATCAAATGTATAAGGACCAGAGTCATATATAATTTTATTATATGTAAATGTCTTTTTTGAAGTTAATAACAAGTGTAAATAAAGGGACCCTCCTGATATGCAATGCACAACATCATAATGCATTTTTTTAGGTTCAAATGACTCGCGCATTATTTTATGATTTGAACTACGAAGTATATCTTTATATGCATTATATTTATAAAAATCTGTTGACGCATTCAAACTATTCCACAAATTAACGTATTTACTTACATGTTTATCTTTCATCCCAAAAAAACCAATAAAACAAACACTTATTTTTGACATTCTATTTATTTTATCTTATTTATCAATGTATAATATACAACAATATGTTTATATTCATATTTAAATAATTTAAAATAATTAATTTTTAACTAAATCGTAAAACTGTACATATTCGACTGTAACGGACGACTGGCAAACGACAACTGTGGATTCTGCGGTGTCGGCGCCTGAATTGTTTGAGGAACAAACATTAAATTCGCCGGTTTTAGCAAAAATGCGCTCTTCATCGGTCCCGATTCAAACCAATCATTGTAAACCGCCAAGTTTCCATCTCTCAAAAGCTGAAACGATTGTGCCATACATTGACACCCTGCTAAAGACGGCGGCATCGGATCGTAATTTTCCGCCGACATCGAAGGATCTGGAAGAACAATGGTCATATACTGTTTATTAAACGACGTCAGTTCCGTAATATCCGGACTGTTTAGAACATTGAACACGGTCAAAATTCTCAAAAATGCATTGCTCGTCAAATTCGTAATTTCATACATGCGTTCCGCACCCGGCTGATACAACAGTGGATTACTTTCTACAATAATCACCACTTTTCCGGCGAATTTATTTACCGGTTCTGCACATATATTTTTTCCGCCAAATTCATGGTTGTATTCCGGAATCAATCGATCATTCAAGTTCGACTTAATAATGATGTCCGCCATGCTATTCAACACGTCAACATCGTTAGTTTTAATTCGAAACAATAGCAGAAGCGGATCATTCGGATTGGGACACACGTTTGAACTTGGACTAAATGCCGATGTCGCAACGGTACTCATGGCTTCATCAAATGGTACTGAATTATACGTTTCCTTAATACACTTGTCATCGCTTAGAGAAGTGGAAATAATTGGCTGCCCATTTTTGCCATACACTTCAAAATCCAAACATCTGCATCCCATTCGGATTGCGTGTTGAAGCGCGCATACGCTTACATAGTCATTCGAAAAGTTTCCTGTAGAACAAGAGTTGTATGCTGTTTTTACATAATAGTCTCTCAACAAATACTGAGAAGATGGATCCGAAGAAGCCGTTGTTATCCAGCTTGAATTTAATGCCGCCACCTTTTTACTGTTTAAACGCCTGCAACTCTTTGGAAGTAGTGTCATTTTATAATACACATAATATGCAATACAGGCCGCTATAAATATCACCAGCGTGCTTCCAATAATATGAATGAGCGTTGTATTATCCGTTTGTGAAATATACGATTTTAACTGTAACTTTAAGTTATTGGCTGCATTAGCAACACCTGAAATCGCTTCGCTTCCCGGAGTTGTTGTTGACATTTATTTTTTATTTTTTACTTTTTAAATAATTTGTCTAATGGATAATAAATTATAAATGTATTTAAAATACTAAATATTATATTTTACATATATTTTAAATTATTAAATTATATGTAAATATTCAATTATTTAATTCAATAAAATAGAATTTAAAATTATTATGTCTACATTATATAGCATTTTATTTATCTCTCTATTCTCTCTATAAAATATTTAACAATTAAAATAAATCATGGCAGGAGGATTATTAAATCTGGTTGCATACGGTAACCAAAACGTCATTCTCAATTCCAATCCTAAAAAAACATTCTTTAAAACAACTTATGCAAAATATACAAATTTCGGCTTACAAAAATTTAGAATCGATTTTGACGGTCAACGAAATTTACGGTTAAATGAATCTTCTAAATTCACATTTTATATTCCACGTTATGCTGAGTTGCTGATGGACACGTATTTGGTTGTCACACTACCAAACATTTGGAGTCCAATTTTACCGCCTCAAAGTTGTGAACAATCGTGGACACCTTACGAATTCAAATGGATCGAGAATATTGGCACCCAAATGATAAAAGAAATTACAATTTCGGTTGGCGGCCAAACACTTCAAAAATTAACAGGCGGATATTTGCAAGCGCTTGTAGAGAGAAATTTCAACGGAACTGAGCGTGATTTGTATAATCGCATGACTGGTAACATTCCGGAACTGAATAACCCTGCATTTTTTTCATCCAATAATGGAAAATATCCAAATGCCTTTTATAATTATACGAACGATCCAGCAGGCGTTGATCCATCCATTCGCTCCCGAAAACTGTATATTCCCATTAATGCGTGGTTCACTTTGAGCAGCAAAATGGCATTTCCACTTGTTGCTCTGCAGTATAACCAGCTTCAAATCGACATTACCCTGCGTTCCATTCGTGAACTGTTTGTCATTCGCGACGTTTCAAATCCGGCCACCAGTAGTGCTACCGCCGCACCCAGCACCACAAATGCGGAACCGCCGTATTTCCCGGAATACGTTACACCAAATTATATTCAACCCAATTTTAACGATAATTTGCAACAATTTCATCGGTTTATTCAACCGCCTCCCAATATCGAATTGGATTACGGCACTTCAACACGAAGCGACTGGAATGCCGACATTCATCTCATGTGCACGTATTGTTTTTTGTCGGCAGATGAAGCCAAACAATTCGCAACTGTCCCGCAACAATACTTGTTTAAATCTGTTTACCAATGGGATTTCGAAAACGTTACTGGTACTCGTCGCGTATGGCTGCAAAGCACACTGGGCATGGTGGCCAGCTGGATGTTTTATTTTCAAAGAAGTGATGCATATTTGCGAAATGAGTGGGGGAATTACACGAATTGGCCTTACAAGTATAAACCCGACGGACTTATTCCCGCTCCATTTGGTTTAAGTCCAATTACATGGGGCCAATTATGTCCTTCTTATCCGAGTAGTTATGGACCTGGTTTTAATCCAGCGTCTTCATCTGTAACTCCTGCGATACCCGCAAATACCGGTTACTTTATTACACCGCCATTCAGCGTTAAAAATCAAAAAGACATTCTTTTAAACCTGGGCATTTTATTGGATGGAAAATACAGAGAGAATTTGATGGATGCCGGGATTTATAATTATTTAGAAAAGTATACCAGCAGTCGTGGTTCAGCACCCGACGGTCTTTATTGTTACAATTTTTGTCTGAATACAGAACCCAGTGATTTTCAACCTTCTGGTGCAATCAATGCCAGCAAGTTTTCAACCATTGAGCTTGAATTTACCACGTTTTATCCACCGCTTGATCCGGAAGCGCAGTTCCTTACCATTTGTGATCCAGAAACCCAAGTTCCTGTCGGCGTAAATAAACCAACTTGGAGAATTTACGATTATAACTATAATTTAACGGTTTTCGAAGAGCGTTTCAACATGCTGACATTTGTTGGTGGAAATTGCGGTCTCATGTATGCAAGATAAAATAAATTGAAAAAATATTTTGTTTGATATTATTTCACAGTGTTTCTATTATTTCGAGTATTTCGAGCCATACATCATGACGACAACAATGACGCAAAAGGAACTGGGTAGACTCCAGCGAACCATGAACGAGATGCTTCAAAACGGAAGAATTGACGAGTTTCGCGTCTTGCTGAAAGAGCACGAAAAATTAATTGACACGACGCGAGAAAAGGGTATTATTACCATGGTACTACGATTTGCGATTTTGGAACACGATGATGCGCGCATTGCTTCCGTGTTTGACCGGCTTTCCATGAAACGCGACTACTTTGCACTCATGGTTTACAACCCGGACCCCGAATACTGTGTGCATTTGTTCACGCGATACATTGATGTCGCGCTTCTCGATGCCAAAGATGTCCGATTCATGATTGAAAACCGACTCGCGTTTCTGTTTCGTTACTTGGACGGTAAGTTTTTGTATGACTCGCAAACAGCAGCAGGCGAAAGCGATCAAATGATCGAAACTGATTCAGCAGGTTTGTCCAGATACACACTCACGCACTGCGATCACTATATTCAAAAAATTGTAAACCGAATGGAAAAAGATCCGAAAAACAAATCACAACAGCATGTAGCCGTTATCAAAAAACTTGAAAAATCCCCCCTTTACGATGCAATCATTGATGGTGGAAATGTTTTGCATTCTTACAACGGTAATCCGAATCCCGATGACTTGAACACCATGATTCAACTTGTTCGGCAAAACGGTTGCAGTCCACTTGTTGTCATCCACAAATCACACACGGACGAACGGCGAAATCCGTCATACGCTCCGCGCATCAATGCCATTCTGCGCGACGTTCCTCACATTACTACCCCTGCTGGATTAAACGATGACTTGTTTATTCTGATTGCATACTTGATGCGGATCAAAAAAGAAGAACGAAAAAATGGTTGTCGTGTTTCGATTATTACGCGCGACACGTACACCGACCATATGGACAAATTAAAATGCGCGGAAAAGGATGTGTCAGACGATTTTGGAAAATACTTGGCGAATGATCTTGTTCCATTTGAGAATCAAGGCTTCGGAAACATCCACTTCCACCTTCAACCCATGACTTCTGGTTGCATTCAAATTGTTGAACCGTATGCATACATACCTATTGAAAAAACACACACATTTCGAAAAATGAAACTATGAGTATTTAACGGTATAAAAATCTAAAAAAAATAAAAATCTAAAAAAAATAAAAATCTAAAAAAAATAAAAATCTAAAAAAAATAAAAATCTAAAAAAAATAAATAATTTTTTTTTCTATTGAATAAATAAATAAATAAAAAAATCTATAATTAAAAATGTTTATTTCATATACACAAAAAGAAACAAATCAAATTATTTATGATGAAATTAAAAAAGCTTCAAAATATATTCACATTACGACAATGTTTTTCAATGATGAAGGTTTATCACAGAATTTTATAAAGTTATTAAATTATAAAATAATAGAACATCCGGACATTGAAATTCACATCAACATTGGTTCGAATCCATTTTTAAAAACAAACTTGAATGAAAATAATTTAAATAAAAAAATAAATTTAAAAATTATTCCTATGAGAATGATTGACACTTACCACATTCGTATTTTTTCTACTGAATCTATTTTTGCAGTTGGAGGAATTGATATTACTAAATTTAATTTAGTAAAAAATTATATACAGTTTACTCTATTTATACCCATTGAAAATAATGTTTTTATAAGTAAAGAGATAAGTAATAAAAATATATTATACGACTTTACTGAAAATAGAAACAGCTATACTATTTCAAAATTAGATCCATATACAAAAGTGAATGAATTGATTGACGCATCAAAACAAGACATATTTATAGATAATCAATATTTTTTTAATAAAACATTTATAAATAAACTTATTCAAAAAAAAAAGAATGAACCAAATATTCATATTGAAGTATTTTCAAATGACAAATTTGAAAATAATATTTTTAAAAAAAAAAATATTTTTATGGGGTTTATTGATAGTGTAAAAAACAATTCACTTAATATAATTAATAAAAATAGTTTTAAAAAACAAAAAAATGAAAATATTATTATTAAAACGCCACTTGGAAATAAATACACTCACAATAAAATTTTTATTTTCGATAAAAAATATATAATTTTTGGATCTATGAATATTATGGGCAAATCGTTGAAAAAAAATGGAGGAGATATAGAGTTATGCGTTTTAATTAAAAATGAAAAAATAGCAAATGAAATTATAGAATATTATAAATAATTTATTTTTTCTGTTATTATATTTATACACATATTACACATATAGTAAATGTTTCAGAACATTTTCAAAAATATATTTGTTTCTTTAAGCATTTTTTCATATACTTTTTATAGTTATATCAGTTATAAATTAAATCTCTCTTCCTTTGATGATTCCATAATAAATATTTGTAACCATTTGACCAAGCATAGTTACATTTTTATAAAAATATTTCAGTGGGGCATACACGATATATATGATTTGGCCAGTACTATTAAATTAACGAATTATTTCAATGCATTTAGTAATAATGTACATTATACTTCAACGGAGTTAAAAGAATCATTAATAATAGTTGACGAATTAATACGATATGCATCAGATTCCAACGATGAGTTGGTATTTGAAAAAAAACAAAATTGTATCGTACCATTAAATAGCGGCTCTGTTACATTAATTTATAAAGCATTTTTAAATAATAAACCGGTAATAGTAAAAATTTTAAGACACAATATAAAAAAAAAAATAAATGATGATATTTCTTTGATTTTGTTTCTTTTTACTAATCCAATTGTTATGATAATAATTAGAAGATGGTTAAAATTTGAAATAAATCTAAAAGAAATAATAAATAACTGTAAAAGAATGTTAATAGACCAATGTGACATACAATGTGAAGTAAAAAATACATTATTGTTTAAAAATATTCTAATAAACAATAAAAATATTGTAGTGCCACATGTTTACACTCATTTTACAGATACATTTCATAACGTAATAATTATGGAATATCTTCATGGACCTATCGCAAAAAACATACCTATAGATCATTTAAAAAATTTTTCAAAAATCATGCAAATATTCTATTTAGAATCATTTTTTAAATACAACCTTCTACATGGAGATTTTCATTTAGGAAATATAATTATACTTGATAAAGATGTTATTGGAATTATTGATATGGGAATTGTATATCCAATTGAAACTGAAATCAGTAATCAATTATTTGATGTTTTATTTTTAAATGCTAACAAATATAATAAAAAAAATTTTTATAAATCTCTAAGTATACAATGTGATTTATTTTGCATTCATAAAGAAGACAGTAAAAGATTGTTTAACTTCCTTAAAAGTGATAAAGAATTTGAAAATTTGGCGTATAGTAAATTTTCAATAAAAACGTTGAATTTAATGTTACGCAAAGCAATGATTATGAATATAAAAATAAATACTTATATCAGTAATTTATTATTTTCATTTTTATCTGGTTTGCAAACAATTGAATCTACCATTAAAAATATAGATCATGATAATAAATCACTTACGACGAGTATGAAGTTTTTAATTTCATCATTTAATGATGAAACCAAATTATAAAATAAAAAAAAACAAAATAAAGTTTTTTATGTTATAATATTTTTTTGTTTAGCAATATTATAACATAAGCAACATAACATAATATTCAATAAAATCATCATTTTTTTTTATCATGCCCAAAGTATCCAAATGTGATAATAAGAATAAAAAGACGCAGAAAAAATATAAAACGCGTCCATCTCCCCCATTCGCTGCAAATGACTGCAAAAATAAAACTAAAAAAGGAAACAATGGTAAATTTTTTAAATCGGTTGCAGATAAAAATGGAGTTTACAAATGGGTGCCGGTTGTTAAAAAAGTTAAACAATAAACTATAGAACTAAATAATAATATTATGGTATATATAATATTAAAAATGTATTCATATGATTTTAGCAGTCCCGATCCCGAAATATCAAGACTAACAAGTTTACCTGAACCTGAAACTGAAGTAGTTACAAATTCAGGTAGAGTAAACCCTGATCCTCGAATTACAATAAAATGGAGTCACGGTAACTGTAACCCAACATCACCATTATCTACATGTAAAGATAATATTCATCCACCTACTTCAAAATTATTAATTCCTACTACACTTAAAGGAGGAAAGATGAAGTCAAATAAAAGCAAAAAATATAAATATCGTAAACGACATCATAAAACAAGGCAAATAAAAAATAAAATAAAATTGAAATAAATATTACACTTTTTAAATAATATAACAATAAGTCAATTTATTATTATATTATCATGATAAAAAGTAAAAAACTCATGTGCGAAATAACACCTCAACTTGCCGAGTTTCTTGGCGAACCAGGTCGCAAAAAAATGTCACGCACCGAAGTGACGCGCAGAATCGACGCATATATTCAAAAACATCGTCTTCAAGATGTTATGAATCCCACCAACATTTATCCGGATATTAAACTCATGATACTGCTTTTATCCGCCTTTAGCCCAAATCCAAGACCTTATCCTAAAATGATTACATTTGAAACGCTGCGGGACATTGTTTCAATTCATTGTCTCAACTGTCAATATGAAGACTATTATTATCGGATTCCTAACGGCTAACGGCGAAATCCAGTTATAAAATCTTCCAATAATTCCAGTCCATTGCTGTTGCAATCATTTACATGCGTCTTGTGAACACACGTCAAATAGTAACAATTTTCAGTTGAATTATACTCTTTTTCTTCAATCAAATAGCTTTCATTCGGAATGTTTATAAACGTGTCGCATTCATAGTCGCCGCAAACATATGTAATGTATACGCGATACACTTTATCATAGTGTGCATTTAAAAATTCATTGTATATTCCACTTCCACCGATGACCCATAACTCATCTTGTTCTCCTGAGTTTTCACAGTATGTAATAGCATCATGTGTTGAAGAAAATACATGACACAAACTTAAATCTATTTGATTCCGAGATATAACAATGTTGGTTCTATTTTTTAGTGGTCTTCTTGTCTCTGGAATACTGTACCACGTGTTTTTACCCATAAGCACCGCATTATTTCCTGCACCTGTCGTTCGTTTCGAAAACAATGCCATGTCATTTTTTAGATGAGGCCATGGAAGTCCGCCTTTTAACCCGATTCCTCCGCTTCTAGTAATTGCAACGGCAATATTTATGATCATTTATTTAAATTTATTTAAATTTTACTATACATATGTTTTACTTTTATATATATATATATATAATATATATTATTTAGATAATGCAAGACCGACCTGCCGCGAGTGCCCCCATTAATATTCGTATTTCTCCTTCTAAGATAGCAGCAGATTTAAATAGTATTGATAGTATCCTTATTCTTAATGAAGGAGTAGAAGAAACTTATAATAATTGTAAGATTTGGGGTATACTTTGTCCGAATGTAGAATATTTAGCCATAGGTAAAATAAAAACTTTAATATCACAATTAAAAGAAAATGTCAAAAAGATGGATTTAGACCCAACAAGCGATTTGGATACAATTCGAGAATTGTTTGAATATAATGTTACACCCAGTAGAATATTAAAAATTAATATAGACACATTAAAACTCTGGTGTAAATATTGGTTAGTGCCACGTTTTAGAGAGTATGATAGATCGAATGGAACTAACACTTTACTTCAATTGATGATAGTAATTGATCCCGAAGTAGCAGAAAGAGAAAAACAAGCAAGGCAAGATGAAGAAGCTGCTGCTGTTGCTGAAGCTGCTGCTGCTGCTGAAGCTGCTGATGACCCAAGCGACATTTTTACAGGATTTGGAGGTAAAAAAAAATATTTGCGTCTAAAGCGATCTTCATCTTCGCGCAGAAATAAATCACATCGTAAAAATAAACGTCGTCGGGTATTTCGAGTTAAAAAATCATACAAAAATAAAAAATATATTAAATAACTGAAATATTTTTTTTAAAGTTTATTACAAGTTTAGTAAAAATATTTATTATTATTTTATGTGTAGGGTGTATAAAATAATAATTTATATCAAGAAAAAATAAAAATGAAATTTAAAATCGAATTTATTATTTTCATCATTACTGCTGGTCTCATTTTAAATACATACTATGACGGAAAATATTTTAAACTGGCGGAATCTGTCAATGCGCGAAAGTACATAAAAATGGCAACCATTGGATTTTTCGGACTCTCCATGTACTTGTTTATGAAAAAGAATCCCGTAAATTCACATAATATTATGGAGCATGCCAACGAGTTTATTAAATACATGCCAATTAGTCGCCAATCTGCAGACATGTTGACGCCTTTTTTTGATATGACAAACCAGCGCGCATTCTTTGGTCAAAATGAACAAGGAGGTAATTCTACTAATAGCGGCGGCGATGACGCCGCTTGGACAACTCGACGACAACAAAACAGTGTTAATAAAATCATGACCTCCGGTAAAACGGGGGGTGGTGGTAATGGACCCACAAAACGCAGCGTGAGTGAATCTAAAAAGAAATTCGTTGCAGCTCAACAGGGGTGGAAATGCGGTGACTGTCAACGCCAACTTCCAGGATGGTTTGAAGTCGATCATAAAATCCGTCTTGAACACGGCGGATCCAACGCTGTCGATAATTTAGTTGCTTTATGCAGAGACTGCCACGGAAAAAAAACAGCATTTGAAAACTTTTAGATCATCATGATAAAGAGAGATAGAGAGATAATATATAAACAAAAATATAAAATAAAAAAGATAAAATTATTTAGTCGTGTTTAAAAAATAAATAATTTTATATCATAAATATATCCAATATTCCAATATCCATTCACCATCCAATACCAAAGTAAAAATAAATAAATAATGCAATCAATCGGTAATAATAACACTGATCCTGGAACAACCTCAACCTTGACCAAATTCATTTTCATCGCGCTCATATGCATCCTTATCAACATTCCCCTCTATTTTATGGATGAAACGTGGTTCGCCGGATTATTCACTGGTGCATGGACCGGTGCAGCAGTTTTACTCTTTCTTTATAATCATATTTTCAACTTGAATGTAACTTCATATAGCTTGTCCAATTTTTTTAACAGTTACCTTGTCCCGATTCTAGTCTACGTATTTTGGATCATATCAATTTACTGGTTAGTGACAGGAAATGCCGACTTGGCCGAAAATCCAAGCGACAGTCCAGTTTCAAGAAATATTGCAGCGATTTTTACCGCAATCATTCCATTTTTAGCAGTTGTTGTAACAATGCTATACAAGTCGAATACAATACACCTTGTTCCTTTGGGAATCGCTATCAGCATAGGTATATTCATTTTTGGACTGTTCTTTTATTATTTGAATGTATTAAGAATAAGGTGTGACGGTGGTTCAGATTGCTGGGCTTACGCCGGATGGTCAACGTTTTTAGCATTTATTTTGACAACCACAGTTTTTGGTGGTTTATCTTACGTTCCAAACATTCCCGCATTTTTACGAATGTTTCAAATTTTTCCGAAAAACTTTTTACAAAATATCACCGCACCCATGAACATTTTTTCCATCATCATGTATTTAATTGTCTGGATTTCAAGCATTATCGTATTTTTTCGGCACAACGAAACATTCGGAGATGAAGAAAGTGACCCTGTTAATGTCTCGTTTACAATTATCATGATTCTTTCTCTCATCATACTCTTTATAAAACAATTTGAATTCGCATCACGAATCATTACCCGGTTCATTCAATACATTATAAGCAGCGAATTTAATCCATGGTCTATTTTATTGCACGCCGCCATCATTTTCTTGTTTATTTTTTCAATCAACATTACAACAACATCATTAGATAAAACGGGATGGGCAAACAGTCCTTCCGTATTAGCCATCTTTATTTCCATTCTTGTTTTAATTATATTTTATATAGGCATATTATATTATTACAGAAATTAGATTTTGATTTTATTGGTTTTTATTGATTTTTTTATTCTGTTTATTATAATAAGTGTAGCATCCATTGTAACGTGATTCAAAACGAATTTATATAAACACAACATAAATGAATTCAGATGCAGTTAAATTAAAAGCAATTCAAATCAAAGATGCAGTAGTTGACGTCGGCGTATCTTTTAAATATTTTATATTATTCATTATTCTTGTTTTTTTATCCGTTTCGGCATATGGACTAAGTCACAATTTTATTAAAAATCAATGGTGGTTTTCTATCGCCGTCGTTATCATTTCTCTCTTCTCTCTATTTTTAAAATTCATTTTAAATATTTCAACCCTTTACGTTCTCTTATTTATCTTGGTCGCAGTATCCGAGCTGACATTCCTTGTTGATCGTTTTGCAGGCATCGTCATGACTGTTGTTACAGGTTCTCTTATACTCTACATTCTCTATCTCACAATTTTTCGAGGCGAAAATGTAAATGCATCCGTAAACACCTTCTTTAGCGACATATCATTTTCCGATCCCATTTACTCCCTCACTAAAATACTAACATTTGTTTGTAATTACTTTATAAAAGGCATTTTGGTTCAACTCGTGAAAAGTTCAGCGCTTATCATTTTTCTACTGTATTTGGGTCTGGTCATGTATATTTACATGAAAGAACCCTATCAAGTGGTTTCAGATAACAAATCCATATTCTTGTTCCTGTTTCTCTTTATTGGGTTTGCATTACTGTCATTGCTCGTCATGGGATTGGAAGCATTTGTGCCCTTTATTACATCCTTTATAAAATACACTATTGTGATCGGTATTGTGATCGGCATCATTCTTGCCGTTTTACACGTGTATACCAACGTTCCGATTATTGCAAACACGGTTTTATTCATTCTGAATATCGCCATTCTCGTCGGCATTTTGGCCATGGTTGTTCGATTCATTGGAGCAGAAGCACCCAACTACATTTCCGGTCCACCCACATGGTCCAGTTTGCTATTTAAAATTGCCATCTACCTTCCTTGTTTGTGCTTAAATTTGGCCGATTATTTTCGAGGCGAATTCAAATTAGCGCAACGACAATGGACCTATGTCATTCTTTTATTTTTTGAAATTATTTTTATTGCATTACTGTTTCTGCTTCCCAAAGTGTTTGACGCAGTTGTGAATCACAACGGTGAAGTCATACTTGATAAAGTGCTGCCACTCAATGAGAAAAGCGAACCGCTGGATATTACAACGCCCAACGCAGACAATAATAGCACAACAATTTCTTTAACGCAGTCTCTCATAGATAATGTTAAAACAAATACACCGCATTATAATTATGGCATTTCTGCATGGTTTTATATTCATCCCGAACCACCGAAAAATAGCTATTCCTCCAATGGAATTAGCATTCTTAATTTTGCAACTGATATAAATGGAACAGATGTTAAAGGAGCACCACAAATATTATTCAACCCAACCACCAATCAACTTATAATAAGTGTCCAAACTGAAACAAATAACAATGTAAATGTTACCCTTCCAAATCAAATTCTTTTACAACGATGGAACCATTTGTTCATTAACTTTAACAATAATGGCATCATGGATGTGTTTTTAAACAATCATTTAGAAAGTTCTACGCCAAACATCATTCCCAAACTGCCCAAAACGTTGATTGTTGGGTCAAAACCGGGAGGAATATACGGCCAAGTGTGTAATGTTATATATTACAAAGACGTTGTCGGAAGTCAAGGTGTATCTTGGATTTATAATACCCATAAATTATTAAACCCGCCACTCAAACCTAACTTTTAGAAAGACTTTCATTTTTAATTTGTGGTTTACAAAAATATTTTATATTTATTTTTATATTTTTGCAATTATTTTATAAATAATATATAAGTAAAAATAAATAATAAATTATTCAATAAAAATATAACAATGGAATTTTCTTGGTCGACTCTCATTATCATTATACTCATTATTATCATTATCTATTTTGTATGGTCCATGATGTCTTCCTCTTCCTCTTCAAGCACTGTAATTAGCAGCCAACAGGATGCAAAAACGCAATCGTCTGTTTCCATATCTGATACCAGCTACAGTTTCGCCCTTTCCGCTTGGATCTATGTTTCTGAATGGGAATCCACTCCTGGAGAAAAAGCAATCCTGTCTTCAGAATCCGACGCATCACAAAAAAACCCCCCTAACCTTCTTGTAAGTTTAGGAAAAGATAACAATGAATTAAAGGTTACAATCGGAAGCACAACCATTCCCTCCATTCCAAACATTCCGCTTCAAACTTGGGTGTCCATCATTCTGAATGTAAACAATGGAAGTTCCGTCGACATTTATATCAACGGAAAACTTGTACAAACAAGCGCTTTAATAGGTACATGGAGTTTGAAGGCCGGATCACTCTATGTCGGTTCTAAAAATGGTTTTGATGGATTCATTACCATGGCTACATTTCATAAAGCGCCGCTTGGACCACAAGATGCATGGGACACGTATTCCAGCGGATACGGAGCCAGTGGCACAAGTTCAGTAACTGACTTCTTCAATAAGTACAAAATCCGTTTTGCTTTTGTGAAAGATAATGTTGAACTGAATCGTCTCGACATTTAAAAAATAGATTTTAATTTACAAAATTATTTTATTGACATTATATATCCTTTGTTGATATCAATAAAATAAAAATACTATCTGTCATAAACAAACATGTTATTTTATGGAAAAGAAATTGATTTCACAATCATTATTTTGATGGTTATTTTCATTTTAGCCATCTATATCTTATTCTCTTACTATCAACAACAAAAAGACTCCATTCCAATTGTTGTTACATCGAATCCGGCGACAACGGTTAACACTGTTGCCATTCCTGAAAAAATACAATTAAACAATGGCGCATTTGCACTTTCCATTTGGATAAAACTCAATTCGGCCATTCAGCTTTCACCCCCATCATCATCATTCAATTTGTTACAAGTAACAAAAAAAGGCGGAACTTCGCCTTCACCCATAAGTTTGACTCTTGATTCCAATGGAAGCCTTATTGTTTCAACAATATCATCAAATACAACCATTATGCTGTTTCCCATCGGAGAGTCCATAAACGTCGTTTTAAACTATAATGGCGATGATGACATTGATCCCGATAATAATGAAACCGTTTATGATCCAACGACAAATAAAAATATCCCCATTTATAACCCAGATTCCAATACGTTTTACAACGGTAGTAAACGTGCTCTCGATGTCTACATTAATGGTCTTTTAAATAACACCATTTCGGTTGACACGCTGACAAATTCAAAAGCAGATGCTGATTCGCCGCCATACATTACCTATATCGACGCTTCCATGAATTACGTTACAACCAACGGAAATCAAGTAATCGTTGGCGACAGTAAGCCGGTTACTGTGATGGACGGAACAATATCCAACGCCACATTCATTCAACACGGTTGTTCGCCTCGAGAAGTTCTCAGTATTTTTAACCAAGGAGAATCTGGCAGCATTTTGGAAAACTTGTTATCCTATAAACTTCGCTTCAGTTTTATTGAAAATAATAAAGAAATGAATACGTATGATTTTCCATAGTTATAATAGGCAACGATTTTCTATGAGCGAACAAAACGCTGTGACAATAACATTAGACTGCCGAAAATAGAGAGATTCTTTGTAAATGAAATCATTTCGGATGGATTCGTCGGAAAATGAAATATTAAAATCGTCATCGCAGTAAACACTGCGAGCCCAATCGTCGCTACATACGCATACTCTTCATATTTGTTCGTATATAGAGAATATAATATTAGTAAACTTCCAAGCGTGAGCAGTCCAATGACTCCTACAATCGCCGAATCATAAATGAGTGAAATTAGCGCTTCGCTTTGATTCAACAATTTTTTGAAATATACTAAAGCTGGAATTCCGACGAATGCTATACTAACGAGAATAAACAAGTATATATTAATTTGGCTTGCTTCCCTGATTTTTATCAAAGTGACATAAAAATATAGAACTGCAACTATAATCGAAGTAATAAATATAGGACTCAAATGAATTGCGTTTACCTTTGTTTCAAGGAAATCCACCGTGTTTTTAAAATTTGCCACTTTATTTATACCGCCCGCTAAAAATATAAATAACAATAAAAATGCATTAAAACAAATAAATAATTTATCCATTTTATTATTTATTTATATTTTTATTTTTCTTTTTATGATTATCCATTTCAAACTTTTAAAAGCGCATATCCAGTTTCACCTGTCGTGAAAACGCGCTTATACTGATCATCTGTCTCATGCATTTTCAAATGACACGACTCGCACACTGTCAGCAAATTTGCCCGATGATTTTTATGAAAATGCTCAATATAATCATTTGCATCCGCTTCTTTTTGATGTTGCAAATGATGCACTTCTTCACCTACCTCTTTTTTACACAGTTCGCACAGCCCCTTCACTTTATGTGCATTAAAATGACTCGGCTTGAAACTCAAATCCCCTGTTTGTTTTTTATCGCGATACTTTAAACGAATCGCGTTTGCCATTTTTAAAAAGTCATCCGGCAAATGCAGCGACTTGCAGACCTCAAGTCCGTACATGCTCGGCCCCGCACCATTGCGCAACTTCCGATCATATATTAGCATGTCGCGCGCCCGGTCATACGTTACCGCCATGTGTTTCGTAACAAGCCGGTCCATTTGCGCAATTTCCTCATAATCCACAATCTCGTGCATGTGCGTCGCGAAAATAAAACAGCTTTTCAATGCATGCAACTTTTGTAGTCCAGCAACGAAAATACTAATCGCAGAATCAATTTCTGTTCCCGAACATAATTCGTCTCCCAAAATCAAACTGTTTTGGTCAGCACATTTCAAAATCACCCGAAGTTCCGACATTTCAACCGCAAACGTCGACATCCCTTTAAATAAGTTATCGTTTCCCAAAATCCGCGTCATAATATTCGTATACGGACGATACGTGAATGCCGAACATGGCACATACAGCCCTGCCTGCGCCATAATAATGCAAATTCCCAACGCTCGAATCATGCTCGTTTTTCCAACCGCATTTGTCCCGTATAAAAGTATGCCGCGTTCTTTTAAACCAAGTGAAATATCATTTGTCACATAGATTTCATCTTCGTTCATTCGCTCAATTAAACAGTGCCGAATATCTTTTGCGTCAATATAAGAATCCCCCTGTTCTTTACTTGTATCAATCGCAGGTTTACAATAGTTGTATTTTCGAGCAACGTATGCCTGATTCTGAACCAAATCCATATCCGTAATGAACGAAACAATCGTCTGAAACGACTCCTGATATTCTTTGAGTTCGCACACGAATTTATGAAACACGAGTCCAATTTCATCCCGAATTTTATTTCTCGTTTCACTTATTGACGCGCATACATTCGATAATGTATCATGCACAAATGTAACTGCACTGCTTCCCGCTTTAACAAACTGTAGCGTCGATAAATCAAAGTCAAACGTTTTTTTGGTTCCATGATCAATCGAATCGTATTCCAATTTATAAATGTGCTCTTTTGCTTTTACCCTTTTTCCGATTTGTTCCACTAATAATTTGCTGCGTCGCTCTGTCGTCTGAATACTGTATCCCGACTTTTCCGTTTCATGCCTTTTTACAAATTCTTTTTCTTTATTATCTTTACTGTTACCTGCTGTACCCTTTTTCTCTCCAATTGCAATCAAATCGTTACAGAACAAACGAATGGTCTCTAATATACTGCATCCGTCTTCATTCGTAATATACGTTTGATCAAGATCTTTGCTTACACCCGGTTTAACAAAACAATCTTTAAAACTCAAATCAAAATCGAGAGAATCAAGAGACTTGCATTTTTCCATAAAAAAATAAGACTCTATTTTTTTCATTAACTCATCACACATTTTCGTGATTCTCTCTGGATCTGCATCTGCGCGAAAATATTTCAACAAGGTTTCATCTGACTTGATGCCACTATAAAGCTGCAAAATCATTTGAAGATTTGTGTATAAAATGTAGAGAGAATTCGGATAAATCTTTCCCATTTGGATTTTGCGATGCAACTTTTCAATATCTTTTATATTTTCAAGCGCACTTCTCCAATTCATATACATCGATTCCTTCTCTAAAACATATTCTGTAATATCATATTCTCTCTGAATTGATGCAGCATGAAACGACGGATGCAACAGCCGATAATAAAATCGTCTTGATCCCATTGGTGTTTTACATTTATTCAATAATCGAAATACAGACGAGTTTGAACCAGTACAAGAATCACTTACTCCTTTTGAATCAATAATATTCAATTGTTCCAGCGTATGATTCGCTAAAACCATCCGATCTGATCGATTTTCAAATTCCGGCTCTTCTATTCTCGACGTCAAATTCGGATTGTGTTCATATACGAAATGGAGTAGAAACGTGTATGCCTGAACTGCAAATTCATACGCCGAATAGTTTTGAAAAATTGCATTGCATACATGAAACGAAAAAAACCTTCCAAGCACTTCTTTTCGATACGTTTGTTTTTCTGCGTTTTTTGCCTGTACATAAAATGGATGTTGCTGTTCTTCTCTCTGGTTATTTGCATACTTATTTAAATCTATCCAATGAATCGCATTTGAAGTTGAAGAAATATTCGCATAACATTTGATGTCTTCTATTTCATTTGCAGAGAGATTTGAAATAATAATAACTTCACTCGGACGAAATGATGATACAAATCTCTCCAGTTCGTCATACGTGGTCTGATTATGTCGTGGATTTAACTCCGATTCCATTTCAAAACATGCGCTTTTTCCTGTGTAAATATCAATATTTGACATTCCTATTATGATTTTTTTATTTGGACCGATATTTAATCGCTCGATCCAAAAACATGACGTGTTATTCGAGAGAACGAGAGAATCGCTCGAAAAAAATGTCCCCGGCGAATAAATGCAATACAAACTTCGCGTGACATTTACCCCTTGACCATCTTGCACATAAACAACAATTGTATACCCGCGGTCTTGCATTTTCTTTACATATCTCTCTAAACTATAGTCCCTGAAATTGCATGTAAACGGAAATCCCGCCATGCACCTACCGTTTGTAATGGAAGTATTTAAATCACAAACCGTACAAAATTCTTTCATATTTGCATCTGCAATGTTTCCACCGGCATCCGCTTTTGAATAACACTCGAAAAATGAACCCACTTGCATCAATAATATTGTTTTTTGTCCATATTTATTTGAATATTCTCTCGACAAACGAAAATACTCATCTGTTAATGAAGATGACATTTGAAAATGCCTTACGTTATATTTACTTGTGTTATGATTTTATATCCATTTTATAAATATTAATAACCTATAAAATCAAACTCAAAACTACGACTTTGATATCCGCTTCATAAATCGATAAAAAACATATAGAGAAAAACCAGTGATAAAAATATAGAATGCTCTTACGTAGATGTCGTCAGGCAATTTGGACAAGTCGTCCATCATTGACGGTGAGATTGGCGACGTTCCTGACTGATTTCGACGTTTTTTATCACGACGATTTTTGTTACCATTATTACAAATAACTCTTTTATAATTGGATACTTTGCAGCCATTTTTTTTCTTATTATGTGTTGTTGTTGAAAACATACTTCCGAATCCGCTACTTCCGTTATAATCCCCATCATCGTCGCTTGAACTCGAATTGTTGTCGTCTTGTCTACGACTCGTAAACGTTTCTGTGCACGTTAATGACGGATCCGCCGGATTTTTCTTATCTGGGAAAATACACGGGTCCATATTCTTCACGTCTGCTACAGCCACATACTGCGTTTCTGTGCCCACATTGTCTTTTCCCGTATCATTTAAATTTGCGTCTGCAACCGGTACAATGGTTTGAAGCGTCACCGACATGCAGTCCGGGTTATCGCCCATCATGAATGATTTAAATAAATTCAAGGGGTTCAATTTGCCTAAATCACCCAAAAGTCCGGGAATAAGTCCCTCAAATTCCGTAAAATCGGTGCCTCCAAGTCCCGATGAAATGAACGGAATGTTGCCATTTGGAACATTGTCAATGTAAATGTATCGATCTACTTTATTTCCTGATGCAACATCGGTGCACTGTCCGCCCGTTTTCAAAAAAAATTTATCGCCCAATGGTCCGCCAGTTGTCGATCCAGCATTTCCTGTAACCAGCACTTCCACATAATTGATGAGTCCGCCCACATCATTCGTTAGCGCCCCAAAATTGCCGTCCGCCGACATGCCCATATCCGACGGCTTCAATATGCGTTTCCAATACAAGTAATCGGGACCCAGCAAATTCTGCTCCATTCCCTTCATATCCGTCATTACATCTGAAAAAAAATTCGACATTTTTTTATCTTTTTATTCTTATATTTTATTATTATTTATTATTATTGATATTTATCTATATAATAAAAAAATATTGTTATTTTTACATTTTTTACTTTTTTATTATATTTATCGATGCATTTATCGATGCATAACCATTCCCTTATCATCAGAATCCATCGTCGTCAGAATCAAATTGGTATGCATTCGGATTTTCTTCATATATGAATTGAAACCTTTTCATGTTTTTCAAGTATGTTGGTGAAACATGCCAACGAATCGGAGCTTTTTTCCCGAGAGTTTTGATGTCTTTCACACTGCATATGCCAGTTTCGTGACGATTCACACCGTAAACTTTGTACTTGGGCGGTGCATCACCTTCACATTTTGGCACAAATGTTTTGCCGGGCCACATATTTGCTTTTGGCGACATGGTCCAAAGTGCATCTTTTGCAGGGAACGTATGAATATTCCACCTCCATTCGATCCACTGTAATTCAGCCGATTCATTGTAAACTTTCTCAAATTCTTCTACGGTTTTGCATCCACACAATTCATCGGCTCGATTGTGGAATAACATTCCCATGAAATCCCAAAATGTGTCAGATTTTTGTGTCGAATTCCATGGAACCAAGTATCCGTAATCCGATGGGTTAATGAAGTGAGGACATCGTTCTATCATGCGCCGCTCTTGATCAAAAGTCATGTGCGACTTGTAAACTTTTCTAAATCCCGCAGCTTCTTCTTCTTTTGTCATGGAAGTCATATTTGGAACAGTGTGCCAGCGCTTTTCTGTGCGCCATTTTTCCATTTCTTGATGGTGGATTTCATTCGAGTATTTGCAATTTTCCCGATATTCCTTGTCTTCCCACTCCCTCTTTTCAGTTTCATTTTTGAAGATGGGGGCGACAGTTGGAGCATCTGGCCGAATGATGCTTTTATGATACGGGCGAGAATTTTCTGATGGAGTAATGCATTGATATAAAGGTAGTGCGGATGTGGATGCGGATGCGGTTGACCCGGTTGATGCGGTTGATTTTTGTTTTTCCAAAATGGATTCGGCTCTCTGTATGGAGGGGGTAGATTTTTCTTTAACAATTGAAGCCCAAGATCTCATCGAATATAACGAATGTAACAACAACTAATGGAACGCTGTAATTGATTATTTTAATATAAAAAAAATCAATTTATCTTTTTTATATTTTTATCTTTTTTATATTTTTATTTTTATCTTTTACTGAACACATACCCTATAATATGTTGAATGAATCGCCGATTTGCTTGGTCGATCAATTTTACACACGTCACCCGGCCGCATTCCAATCGCTAAAGCAACCGGGTCATACCTCGAAATATCCGGCAGCTGTGACGTATCGCCAACATTGTACTTTTTCATCATCTCGTCTCGCTCCTCCTTGGATAAAATCGTGTGCGGCGGAACATACTGGTGATTCAAAATATTAAACTGAAGCCGATCCAGCGAAAGTAGCACAATAAACCGGCCCTGCAAAAAGAGTTGATTTAAATACTGATTCATGGTTTTCACTTCCTGTTTTGTAACAATAACCAGCATGTCTTTTTCTGTGAGAACAGTATCATTTGCATTTGTTGAAATTCCCAGTCCTCCAATCTCGCCGCCTGCACCCAATACGTATAAGTCTTCAATCAAATCGTTAATGTGCCCTGTGCTCAACATTTTCTCCAAGTGGAATTTTACATACGCCTTTTTATTTTGTTTACCACCTTTACTTTCCTTTGACGACGATTTCGTTTCAACTAACATGTCGAGTTGTTTATGTGCATACATGGCATTCACCTCATTCACGCCAAAATTCGTATACCCCTCTACATCATACCCTTGAACCGCTAAAAGATCCAGTAAATTTTTTCTCGCATTATATAGGCGCGCTATTGTCTTGCTTGCATTTGTAGACGACATTTGTTTCAGTGTTTTGTTTCACTATAATATATCGGTTGTTATATTCTTTTTCTGTTTACGTTAAAAAGAATATATGTATATATCTTTAATTCAATTTTTTATTTTATTTTATGTTTTTGATAAATTTAATAAACATCTTTTAAATAGTGAAAATCAATTCATATTTATATTATTATTTTATTATTATTTTTTGGTAAAAGGTAGAATTAATATTTTTCTTTATATGCAGCAACTCGATAATTTGTAATATTTTTGTTATTATTAACTACGTTTTTAAGTAGGACTTTATTTTTACCACTGTTTATTTTAACTTTTTCTTCAAAAATTTCTCTCGCAGAAATACATTCAACATTAGTTTTAACAATATGATTGATTGGAATTAATGGATCAACCTCTGTTTGATCCTTGCGTAGTCCTAGTTGAAATTTCACAACTCCACTAAATAAAATATCATAATTTTTGCCATCTTTTTTTAATTCGTGATGTGCTTTAAAATTTGCATACATTAATCCAGATTTTTTATTACTTTCAAGATCAACTCTATATACATGCACTAAATAAGTTGCGTCTCCTAATGGTATATTATTTTTGTCTGTTATAGGACGTCTATGTGAAACAATCCAACGTGAATCCTGTCGTTTATCTCCTAAAACAACCGGATGATAGGGAGGTACTGTTGGTGAAGCATAATCTACATAATAATTAAATGATATTATTCGAGAAGAGGTAGTATTTTTATTTTTCATTTTTATAAATTAAGTAAACATTTTTTTTTTTACAAAAATTTTAATTCTCTATACTTATTTCATTTCAATAATAAAAAAATATAGAATAAAAACTATTCCATAAATATTCGATTATTTATAATCTTAAATGCTTTAATGAATATCCACGTGCGTCAAAAAGTGACGTCTACAACACATTTTCGTAAACCCGATATCATCCAGAACTTGTCCTTCCGCCGTTTTTTTAATATTATGCTTGGTTAAATAAAGCACCTTGTCAACTGCGACATCTCCGCCTTCCTGCTCTTCCAGCTTTTTCTCTCGAACCTTGTTCAAATAATATCGATATTTGTCTGCAATCACTTTACCACACGTGTAACACTTGACCGGTATAATCATTTGTTTGTTGGGTGATTCTTTCTTATAAAAATATACAACTATATTATTTTATATCAATTTTTATTTTAATTCTTTTTTTACAAAAATTAAAACAAAAAATGAAAAAGGTATAAGTTATAATCATTTTGCAATTACATTCAAATTATGTCGTCTTCGAATATTTTCTGCATAGTTTACAAAATAATGTCCTTGATCTCTATAAAATTTTTTTTCATTTTGTGTATACCTTTTGAGAGAACTTAGGTATAAATATTTTTTACCTAAAAGCAAATTGAATTCATATTTCTCATTTGGTTTTAATTTTCTTGGATGTATACTATTTAACTTTTCAAATCGCTTCTCTTCTTCTTTTGTTATATTTTTATGTTTTTTATTTTCCATTTATTATATGTATGTGATAATATATTATAATTTCCACAATTGTAATATTGTATTGTAATATATTATCTTATGCAAAATCAAATAATTCAACGCCAAAAAGTTTTTTATTTTCTCGATCCCACTTATGATTTGGAAATTTTTTTGATGCTTTATAATATTTATCATAATCGATTGAACCATCATCATTTTTAACTAAAACTCTAAAGTGAAATCCATTTACATTACCATTTCTTCTACTATCTCCCTTATGAATTACATGTTTTGACATAATCAAACACTCGCCATTTTTTATATTTGCATAAATTATTTTAAATTTTTTTAACGTTCCAATTTTTTCACATTGAATAGTATGATTATAAAAAAAACTGTGTCTATGTAAATCTATTATGTTATGTTTATCATAGTTAGATATTTCTTTATCATTAGATTCCTTTTTAACGTAACAAGGAGTATATTCTTTTTTATAATCGTCCGATTCTAAGATAAAGATATTTCCATAACTTTTTTTATTTTCTATTAAATACCATACATTAAATGAATTACCAGTAAAATTATTATACTCAACGTCTGTATGAAAACCACTAAAAGTTACTTTAGACGTATCAATTATATCTAATATTACGCAATCTTTAAACTGAACTGGATTATTATCTACTAATATTTTTTTACTGTTTAAAATATTCTCTAATAATTTTTTAGCCATAATTTTTAATGAGTCAGATGTATCAATATTTACATTTAATACAGTATATTTATTTATTTCATCTATATTTATATTTTTGTTATAGTTATACTTTGTTAAAAATTTATATTTTTTTTTAATAATTTTTTCATTTAAATTTTTTTTTGAATTAATATTTTTTTTATCTAATCTATTATATAGACTTGTAAAATAACCAATTTTTACAATTTTATTACTAATTTTATTGATATAATTTGTTAAATAATATTCTAAATTGGAATTAACCATTTATAAATTAATTTATTTTATTTATATATATAATTTTTTTTTTAATAAAAAAATAATTTTAAGGACAACGAGGTCCGCTCTTTGCATCTTTATAATAATAACAATCTACGTCTATTTTTTTACCATCGCTGTCGTAACCAAATGTCATACCGGTTTTACTTCCAGAACGACAAATACCATCTGGGTTGTCTTTGGTAACTACCCATCCACAACAATCCGTATTTAAACAAGACGCTTTTCCAAATATCTTGCATTCATTATCAATATCCGTTGCAGAACTACCTTTACTTGCATGCATGTTACAAAATCCGGATTTTAATTTTTTTTCAAGTTCGATTGGCGGCGTTAACAAAGTATTTTGATTAATATTACTGCCATCCGCGCCATTATTATCGTCATTACCATCATTACTGTCATTTTTTCCACCTTTTTTATGCTGCATTGTTTCTATAATTAGCCGTTTCGTCCTGGTCATCGGCACATCAAATGACACGTCCGCCATATGAATGTAAATAAGTATTCCAAACATAACAATCATAATTCCTATCATAAGTGTAAAATTTTCATATATAAATTCAAGAGTTGTTCTGAAAATAGACGATGAGGACGATGAAGAAGGTAATGAATCCATAATTAAAAATACTTTTTATAAACTATTTTTGAGAGAGATAGAGAGGTTGTTAAATAAAAATGTTAATAATTAAAATTATTAAATTTGTAATATAATGTATAAATATAATATAATTTGTTATATTTTATTTATAAAACAATTTAACCATACAATTATGCTAATATTCATTCCAATGAATTAATCATCCAGTAATATTAATGCCATTGCCGCATAATTATGTAAATCAATTAATGTGTCTCTAATTCCTTCATCCTTTATCAAATTTACACCATTTTTTGTTATCGACATAGAACGCTGTAATTTATCTTCTATTCTCATTAACACGCCGATGACTCCGTATTTGGCAAATGCATCGCCATAATCTATATTTTTTTTTGTAAATAATTCCAACGCCTCACTTTGAATTTTTTTCATTTGTTCTACCCTATCTCTGCTCATTGTCTTGTTTATGAAATGAATTTAATTCATTTTATAAAAATATATTTAAACCTTTTTACTAAATATCATAACTAATTACGACGACATAATATGCATTGGAATTATTTATCTAAATATTACGAACACCATCCTTCATAAAATTATGCATAAATGTATCTCCGCCAACATTCACGACTTTTCCTGCCATATTTGCATCTTCATATATTTTCCTTAGTAAATTTGACGGAGCTGTTGAACCTAATTTGAGTAAATTATTTTTAATAAGTTCATTTTTTACATCATGGATTGGAACATTTTTTAATTCGCGTTGCGCATTTTGAATTTTCTTAATTGTTTTATTATTTTTAATTAAAATACTTATTTTTTTTCCATATCTACCGAGTTTATATTTTTTTACAGTTGTTTTTCGTTTTATTTGTTTTATTTTCCTTGGAACATGTTTCGGTTTGCTTGATTTTTTTTTATTGTTTTTAGAAGATGGAATGATTCCACCCGAACTCGCTGTATGCAATTTTAATGTTTTATTAAAATATTGACGATATGACGGCTTCGTCCCTCCTTTTAAAGCGCCATATGGTTTATCTTCTGGTACTTTATAATGAAATTGTGACTCAACAGTCTTATTATCGTGATATTTATTATCATCATTTTTGATACCTGTGTATTCATTTTCATTATCATTATCGTCTCTAAATTCCTCATACTTTGTTGCAGAACGTGGTGGAGGCGGTGGTGGCGGTGGTGGCGGAGGTGGAGGTGGCGGCGGAGGTGGAGGTGGCGGCGGAGGTGGAGGTGGCGG